GATCCTGAGAAACCTGAGCTTCCAGATGTTCCTGAGCTTCCAGATGAACCACTTGTTCCACTAGATCCTGATGAACCACTAGTTCCTGAAGAACCAGATGTTCCACTAGATCCTGAAGTTCCTGAAGTTCCTGAAGTTCCTGAGGTTCCAGAAGAACCTGATGTACCTGAAGAACCTGAAGTTCCACTAGCTCCTGATGATCCACTTGTTCCTGAAGATCCAGATGTTCCTGACGAACCACTAGATCCTGAGAAACCTGAGCTTCCAGATGTTCCTGAGCTTCCAGATGAACCACTTGTTCCACTAGATCCTGATGAACCACTTGTTCCACTAGATCCTGAAGATCCTGAAGTTCCTGAAGATCCTGAAGATCCTGAAGAACCAGATGTTCCACTAGATCCTGATGAACCACTAGTTCCTGAAGAACCAGATGTTCCTGAGGTTCCTGAAGATCCAGAAGAACCTGATGTACCTGAAGAACCTGAAGTTCCACTAGCTCCTGATGATCCACTTGTTCCTGAAGATCCAGATGTTCCTGAAGAACCACTAGTTCCTGAAGAACCAGATGTTCCACTAGATCCTGATGAACCACTAGTTCCTGAAGAACCAGATGTTCCACTAGATCCTGAAGTTCCAGAAGAGCCAGATGTTCCAGAAGTTCCAGAAGAGCCAGATGTTCCTGACGAACCACTAGATCCTGAATTTCCACTAGATCCTGAAGATCCAGATGTTCCAGATGAGCCTGATGTTCCTGATGAACCAGAGGATCCAGAAGTTCCTGATAATCCTGAGGTTCCTGATGTCCCGCTTGATCCTGATGTCCCCGCGATTGCACCAACTGAGGTTAAGATAAATGAGTAGTATGAATTACCTTCAGTGTAATAAACAACCGACATTGAACTAGATTCGTTACTATTAAGATATAGTCTAATAATCATTCGGTTGGTAGGATCGATCGATGTTGTTGGTAATACAATATCCATATTGACCTCAACTGGAATTACTGAAGTAACCCAACCGATTAGAGAAACGTTTGAGGTTATTGTTGGACCAATAGGAGTTCCTGCTGAATCTGCTAATTGTATTTCAACATAAGCATCAATATCATCATTACTTGCCTGTTTTAAATAGTGTAAATGAAATCTTTGTACACCACTTGGAATTACACTAAATCCTAATTGAGATGTAATATAATCAGAAACCAATACGTTTTGTTGATTACTAGTTAAATTGGTTGTTACTGTTTGTTGAGCAGCTCCAGATGGTGTAGTAGAAGCTACTTTATAACCTGAAACATCTGAATTTTGACTTTCGTTAAGGTAGTATACTTGTCCGGCTGAAATACCATTCTGTCCAGTAGCTCCGGTAGCTCCAGTAGCCCCAGAAGTTCCAGATGATCCAGATGATCCTGATGAACCAGATGTTCCAGAAGATCCTGATGAACCTGATGTTCCTGAAGAACCACTTGTTCCAGATGATCCGGAGGTTCCTGATGAACCACTAGATCCTGATGCTCCTGATGTTCCTGAAGAACCTGATGTTCCTGAAGAACCACTTGTTCCAGATGAACCAGAAGTTCCAGAAGTTCCAGAAGAGCCAGAAGAACCTGATGTTCCTGAAGAACCTGATGTTCCTGAAGAACCACTTGTTCCACTAGCTCCTGATGAACCACTAGATCCTGATGAACCAGAAGAACCTGATGTTCCTGAAGAACCACTTGTTCCACTAGCTCCTGATGAACCACTAGATCCTGATGAACCAGAAGAACCTGATGAACCAGAAGATCCACTTGTTCCAGAAGATCCTGAAGTTCCACTAGATCCTGATGCTCCTGAAGAACCACTAGATCCTGATGCTCCTGAAGAACCAGATGTTCCAGAAGATCCACTAGATCCTGAAGCCCCACTAGATCCTGATGAACCACTAGTTCCAGATGTTCCTGAAGAACCACTTGATCCACTTGTTCCTGAAGAACCAGAGGTTCCTGAAGATCCTGAAGTTCCAGAAGATCCTGAAGATCCACTAGTTCCTGATGAACCTGATGTTCCAGATGTTCCAGATGAGCCTGAAGTTCCACTTGATCCGTCTGCTCCTTGAGCTCCCCCTAGATTCACATCCCACGAAGGGAATGTTCCGGATCCAAAGATTGATGTAATGTCTCCAACCAGTGCACCTGTTCCGGAGTTATAACTGGTAACAGTTCCCTCCATTCTATTAGTAGGTGAGTTTGCAATTACCAGTGATTGTCCTGTAGTATAAGATAACCCTGTTCCTACAGTTAAGCTTTGAGCTCCTGTTGCTATTGTTAAGCTTGTAACTGAGGTTGTTGCATATCTGTCTCCCGATAGACCAGAAGTTCCTGAAGAACCACTTGTTCCTGAAGAACCGGACGATCCAGAAGTTCCGGAAGAACCGGATGTTCCTGAAGTTCCAGATGAGCCTGATGTTCCAGAAGAACCAGATGTTCCGGACGATCCAGAAGTTCCGGAAGAACCAGAAGTTCCTGAAGAGCCACTAGCTCCCGATGATCCTGAAGAACCAGAGGTTCCTGAAGAGCCACTAACTCCTGATGATCCTGAAGAACCAGAGGTTCCTGAAGAGCCACTAACTCCTGATGATCCTGAAGAACCAGAGGTTCCTGAAGAACCAGAGGTTCCTGATGAACCTGAAGAACCAGAGGTTCCTGAAGATCCACTAGCTCCCGATGATCCCGATGATCCTGAAGATCCACTAACTCCTGAAGATCCTGATGAACCTGAAGAACCAGAGGTTCCTGATGAACCTGAAGAACCAGAAGTTCCTGATGAACCTGAAGAACCAGAGGTTCCTGAAGAGCCACTAACTCCTGATGATCCTGAAGAACCAGAGGTTCCTGAAGAGCCACTAACTCCTGATGATCCTGAAGAACCAGAGGTTCCTGAAGAGCCACTAACTCCTGATGATCCTGAAGAACCAGAGGTTCCTGAAGAACCAGAGGTTCCTGAAGAGCCACTAGCTCCTGATGATCCTGATGATCCTGAAGAACCAGAGGTTCCTGAAGAGCCACTAGCTCCCGATGATCCTGATGATCCTGAAGTTCCACTTGTTCCTGAAGTTCCAGATGAACCTGATGAACCAGCATCTCCTGATGTTCCTGAAGAACCAGAAGTTCCTGAAGAACCTGACGAACCAGCAGTTCCTCCTGTGATAGTTACAGTAACAAAGTCCCCGTCTGCAGATACAGATTGAACTCCTGCTCCCGTAAATAAAATTCCGGTTGCTCCGGGGGAAGCTAATCCGGTAGGACCATATATTCCAACAGGAGATCCTGTTCCCCCACCTCCACCAGTAATATTGTCGGTGATGTAGAGAGTATCTAAGTTGTAGATTGCTTCTTGTGCTCCGTCCTGAAATTCATATCCTAGATCTGCTGAGATCTGCCAAGAAAATAATTTATTAGGTGTCGGCTCAGAAATTGGATTTTGAACGTCTCCTCCTAGTGGGGTAGTTCCTGAAGCCAATTCTGTCCCAGGCTCATCCCAGGTTAAAAAAAAGTCTATGGTCTGTAAAGAAGGATCTGAATTTACAACTTCTGTAATTCTATATTTATGAAATCCTCCAGGGATAGGAAGACCAGTATTATTGTTTACTGAAGAAGTTAAAATAATAAATCCGGAGGTAATATCCGAAACAGTACTTTGACCGGTAATATCTAAATATTCTGCTCCAGTAACTATGTAATTTCCAGGGGTCTCGAGAATTTGAAATGTTGCTGTCCCGGTAGCTCCTGAAATCTCAGAAACTGTAATTTCCCCAAGAAGGGAATCTAGAGATTGAATGTATGCAGTTCCTCCAAATCCGGTTGAACCTGATATTAGCTGAACTATTTGACCTTCCCTTATGTAGTTAAATTCTCCACTCCCGGTAGGAACCCCTGTTATAACATTACTTCCTATTGATAAATCCCCATAGGTAGAAGGAGCCCCCGAGATAGGAACGACAGTTCCATACTCGTAGATTGTTATTCCTCCTGTTATAATGTTTGACATCTGTGAATTTTTCTCTTTTTTTAATTAAGTTCTTAGAGTATTTATCCTCCAAGTAAATTTGATCTTCTAGGATTAGAAGTCGAATCTGATAAGGGTATTTAGAGAAGAACTTAAGTTCTGAACACTAAATACATTCGGACTTCCTGTCAAAGTCATAGAAGCAGCAACAATTGCTCCGGAAGAAACTAGTTGTGCTCTAATTATTGGAAAATAACTATTTAAAATAGTAGTATTTAAACCTGCTCCATTTGTAGAACTTTGAGGAAGAGTTAAAGCATAAGAAGGACCTGATCTAGCCCCGGTAGAAACCAGCATTGAAAGTAGCTGGCAGTCTGCCCCAGACGGAGCACCCACTGTGCATCCGGTTGAAGATACAGAAGAGGTTTTAAATGCTTTGCTATATGCCCCATCAGATCCGCTGAAAGCTCCGGAATTTGCAACAGTAACTGTGAAATTCGAAGCAGTTACTGCAGTTACGATAGCATAAACATTATCCACGTTACAATTTCTAACGATTACATAATCACCTACAATTAATCCACCTGGATCAGTTGTAATTGTGAGACTTGTTCCTGATCTTGTCCATGCTAGACTGTAGTAAACTGTAGAACTAGAAACCGCCCATATTTGAGAATCTGTTAAGTTGTCATACATTTGATATCTAGAAACCGAGTTGTAGGATTGTCCAGAACCAACTACTCCAGTTGCTCCTCTTTCTCCTGCTGCTCCAGTTGCACCGGCAGATCCGGTTGCTCCAGCTGGTCCAGCAGATCCAGTTGCACCAGGTGATCCAGCTGGTCCAGCTGGCCCAGTTCCAGCAGGTCCTACAGGTCCAGTTGGTCCTGCATTTCCACCAGGAGCAAAATATGGTAAATCGTTCCAAGGATCGATACCATTTCCAAATTTAGCCTGATTGGTGTCTGTTTCGTATCCCATTTCCGCCAGCAACAAAACCGGATTGTTTATTTCCCAGTTTGCTGAGGTGTCTCTTCTCATTTGAATTCTAAAAGCCATTTACTTGTTGTATTTTTTGATTATGCCGGACCTGTAGCTCCGCCAAGGCAGATAAAGTAGGGAAGAGAATTCCAAGCTGTAACTCCATCCCCGATTTTTAAACAATTGCTTGTTAAATCTAGAGCAAGTTCTGCTTCTAAAAGAACAGGATTTGTTGCTGCCCAGTTAACAGCTGTGTCTCTTCTAATTTGTATTCTAAAGGCCATCCGATATCTTATTATTTTCTTTGTATATATCCACCAAAGTAAATAATAAGTAAAGGGTTATATCGAATAATATGAATTAAAATTATTTCTGATACACAGAAAATGATCTAATAATCATTGTGCTTTCGTCCGGGTTCTCAGGATAATCTTGATGCAGACCGTGGTTAAAAATAACAAACATCTGATCCTTCTCCCCGTTAAAATACTGAAGAATTTTTGGATTTGTGCACTCCAGGATTAAACCTCCGTCGTAGTAGATTCTGATAAAATCTTTTTCCCAATGACAAACATACTGAACAAATCTCTCTGTGCACTTTGCAACAGGAACGTCGTATGATCTGTAGTTGTCTTGGTTTGCATAGTAGATGTTCGGCTGAATTTTTCTGCCTGGTTTCTTTCTCCACTTTTCAAACAGAGTGTAGCCTTCGTATTTCGGTCCAATGTAGGAATACCCTTCTAAAATGTCAATTTCAGGTGGCCAAGAATTTTGACCTGCCATCCAAAATGCAGGCCAGTAGCTTTGACCTTCTGGAAGTTTAATCCAAGCTTCGAACCAGCCATACTGCCAGGATTTTTTAGTGGAGACAAACCCAACCCCAACTGGAATTGTAAACTCGTCTGGCATTGCTGGGGTTCTTCTCCATTCAGGAAGATCTGATTTCTTCCAAGTCTTGGGAGATTTTTTAAGATCTAGAAGTAGACCTTCAGGTGAACAACGGCTTAGGGTTCCGTCGGTGTCGTAGTATTGATGAAGATGGGAAGGGTGGAAATCCCCCCATGGCATTCCATATCTCCAATCTTCTACATATAATTTCTTTTGGAATTTTTCGGATAGCACAGGAGAATACCCTGCAGGAACAGAGACTTTTCTTTCTTCCCCGTTATAATTCTTAGCCCTCTTCTCAGCAGACCAAAGGGTTTTAAGATTTTTAATTACCTCCTTGAAGGGATGTTTTTTGAAGTGAATCCATCTGATATCCATAATACAGTTTTATTTACTGTATTTATCAATTGATTTTTTAATCGTTAGATTTCCTGCTTATCTTTACTATTATCCCAGCAGGTCCGGATGAAATTTCATAGGTGTTGTATCTGTTATCATTAATCCAACCAAGGTCTCTAAATTTAAAAATAATAACATCTTGATTCTCATACCAACCGTGAATTGCATTGGTTGCATAGTCAATGTGAAGACTACTCACATATTGCATTTTATAGGCAGCTCTGAATTCTTCTACTAATTCTTCCGGTGAAATAACAATTAACATTTATCGATTTAGGATCATTTTTTTCTGGATGGAATTTTATTTATCAATGCTATTAAAACGTCTCCTAGTATTACTAGACTTACCATGAACAATGCTCCTAAGAACATGGTTAAAAAGGGATGACTTCCCATTACTTCAAATGCTTCTTTCATTTATGTTCTATTTATTCTTATTGAAAAGTTTCCGATTATTAATTTTTAAGTGTGCATCTTTTTACCTATCAAACCACATAGAAATTCAGTAACCAATTCAGCTTCAGGGTTTCTCCAACCGTGACTTAGATAAACATCTGCTTTTTTGTGATAGTGATAGTAGTTTAGATCCAGATGTTTTTGAGCAGCTTTAGCTGTTAAAAATGAATTTGTAAAGAAAGGTTCTAGAGAATATGAACACTCCTTTAAATCAGGACAATTCTCTTCGATCCAATCAGGAAGTCCAAAATCTTTGTCATCATTCCAAAGATTGGTTAGCTCAGTTTCGTCGTGCTCAATTCCCTTAGACTCCAAATAGCTTTTAAGATCTTCTAGAGATTCAATTTCCTCTTCATAGTCTCCTATCCAAATTCGGGTATCCCCATTTAGAGACCAATCATAAACCATTCTCCAATCTCTGATTTGAAATATGTGAGGCATTCTGGTTGCTCTCGGATCCTGAGTTGTCATCTCTTTTGCAAGCTGAATAAGCTTTTCATACATTTCCTCTGATACTGTTATTGTCTTCATTTTATAAATCTTTTTTCATCGGTCTTCCCGAAGAATCAAAAGAACCCACCAGGTTCTCATATTGCTTGAACATTCTTTCCAGAACTTCTTTGCCAACTTTTTTCTCTCTAGATTCGTCTCTTTCTAAAGCTTCATTTAAAGAGATGTCAAAGATCTGAAACTCTACAGAAGCATAAGGTTGAACCAATTTAGCGAAGTGTTCAATGTACTTCTTTTTCAAGTTTGTGTTGTCAATAACGACATTTATCCCTTTTGCCAAAGCGTCTAAGATCACGGAGTCTTGGATTGTGTTAATTAGACTTTCGATCTTGGGTTCACAGATCGGTTGATCTTTCAACATGAATCTAAAATCATCTCTGCTAACTCTAACCCAGTCAGGATTTGTTCTAACAAAGTCTAACGACCAGGTGGATTTGCCCGAAGCCGGCACACCTATCAAGATGAGAACTTTCAAATTTTCCATTTTATAAATATACGGTTCTCTTATTAATAACTTAATTTTTAAATATTGCTGTGAAATGAACGACCGAATACTTGGACCCTTCTATCCTAACAATTTTAGAGCCGACCATCATCTCTCCGTTGCTCTGAACCGTTGCAATATCTTCTACAACTCTAGAGAGATGCCTTAATTTGTCTAATGGAAAAGAAGGATCTTCGAAAACCGAATGATCTGAAACTATGCATTCTCCAACATCAAATAGCTGGTCAACTACAAAATTTGCAATTCTAGTTGTTCTTCCTGATCTTCTGGGGTTTATTTCGTACATATTCTTTAATAAAATATACGACTACAAAGGGATTATTTCTATTTTTCTTTAGACTTATTTTCCTTTAAAGCCCACTTCGTAAATATTAATCTTGTCAATTGAATTATTGTCCAGGAAATCCAAATACTCAAAGTGACCCTGGTAGCTGTCTGGAAATTTAGGGTCGTAAGGATACCATCCTAATCTTTTACCGTCACTGCCATAGTACTCATCGATCATACTTAGGAGGGATTCCCAATTGTCAGAAGAAGCTATTGGACAGTGATTTTGCTCGTGATAAGCTACGTAAACCCAGTTCATATTATTCATTCTTGTGTAAATTTTTGTTCTACTTCGATTATTTGCGGTGCCATGTATAAGTGCATCAGGATCCCTGCTTTATCCGAGTCCAAACCTATCAACCAATCTTTACCCAGACCCTTGATGTCCTCCTTATTGATTAAGAAATCGTGAATGTACTGGCTTTGTCTAATCAGTTCTTGTTTTTGTTCTTCTGTTTCTACTATTATTTTCATGGTTTAATTAGATAAAGGTGGTGAGATTGATATTCTATATTTCAAAGATCTATCGTTAACATCTATAATACCAAAAGTAACTGATTTATCCTCGGGATTAATTAGAGTTCCTATTATATCGTAACCGTCCATTTTACCAAGCACTTGTTCAACTTCATTGACTAAATCCATAGGAATTTTAGTTTCAACCTCAGATTTTTCAAATGTCTCCGGGTGGTAATAATCTCCTTTGTATGTTTTCATATTTTTAATTTGATAATGGGGCTTTGATTGTCGGATGGGACTTATAATTTTCTAGAATTACATCATTGGTTGAACTGCAGAAAATACCATCTCTGACATGAACCGTTGGTAACTCAAATGGCTCTCTAGTTCTTCTTGGAATGCACCATTGATCAATTTCGGAATGAGATAATGTTGAGCTATCCCCTGCTGTATAGATTTGACTAAACATTTCTGGGCTAACCAGATCCCTTCTTTCTTCCAGGGTCAATTCCCTTCCAATCTGTTCTTTTGCTTGTTCAAGGTGGTTAAGGTAAAGGTGGGTGTCACCCAAATTACCAATTAATTCATCAGGAACCATATTCACCTCGTCTGCAATCATCATTAGGAGTAGCCCATAAGAAGCTATGTTGAAGGGAAGTCCCAAAAAGGTATCTATGCTGCGCATATTAAACATTAAAGAGATTGCTCTGGTTGGAATATTCCATCCATTCAAATCTTCATGTTCAAAATTTTCAATATGTCCTTTTGGTTCCCACCCAGCTTTAAGTCCTAATTGTATTCTTTCAAGTCGATTCAACTCTCTTGTATAAACTTGAAATCCATAATGACATGGAGGGAGCAACATCTGCGAAATTTCAGATACGTTCCAGCTATTAACCATTAGACGTCTTGAGTCTGGGTTTGTTTTAAGGTCGTTGATTAGGTTTGCGATTTGGTCTATTGGTTGATTTTTGTCTCTTTCTTTTATTAATCTACTAGCTTCCTCATGAAGATATTCGTCTGTAATTCCATTACCAACTTCAATAAGAGTATCTATAACAGTCTCTAATGATATAGAGTCTATTTTAGGTATAGACCAACTTCTCCACTGCTTACCATAAATTGGGCCTAGTTCTCCAAATCTTTTAGAAAACTCATCATCTGTTTTGATTTTGTTGATGAATTCTTCTTGTGATAAAGGTGCCCATTGTAACCCGCCATCAACCAACTTCAACCATTTGTTAGACTGTTCTTCAGTTAAGTTACAACTACCATCTGATTCTTCCCACCATTTGGTATAAAACTTATAGCAGTCTCCGTCCCAAATATGACAGTTATTTTCCAAAAGGTACCTTAGATCGGTTCTGCCCTGGAGGAACCACAGAAGCTCTGCTACTACCGAATTCCAGTGAATTTTTTTGGTGGTAATTAAGGGGAACCCTCCAGACATTTTATGACGAATTTGTCTACCAAATACTGAAATGGTTCCAGTTCCTGTGCGGTCTCCTTTTTGTACACCATTATCAAGAATGTCTTGTAATAGGTCTGTGTATGATTTATCTAGGTTGTTCATTTGTTAAATTTTTTACTTGTATCACATCGATGATGGATTTCAGGTGATTTGCCATTCTCTGATTAGGTTTACATCTTTCTACTGACGAGATGTATTTGTGGAAAAAATATTTCAAGCTATCAACATCAGATAATTCAGCTCCTGGTAATGAGACTTCAACTTCTATATTGTCAAAAACATATTCTTTTTGGTAGGGTAGTTTGTTTAATTTACTCATAACTTTCTATTGTTTTATCGTTGTATGTTATTGTGATTAGTTTGGTTGGAATGTTCCTTGTTGTTAATTTAGCATCAATAAAATTATCAAATGGCGGTTCATAATTATTTTTAACCCCACCAGTATATTCTTTACAGTATAAATCAATTCTTTCATCCCTACTCAACTCTCGTTCTTCAATCTTTAATCCCCACTTTTCGGAGAATGTTTTATCGTAAGTACATAAATCAACAAACATTTCTTTGTTGGGTTTTCGGTAGGTTGATTTACCATCCAATCGTTTAACTAAAAGACACATCCCAATAGAATTATCCTTTTCATATTCCTTTGAATAATTCTCATAAGCATCATTCAATAATTCTTGTTGTTCTTTATTCATAACTTTCTATTGTTTCGTTGTTGTATGTTATTGTGATTAGTTTGGTTGGGATATTGTTTTTATCCATTGTTATTTGTTTCACATCATTGACTGAATGTTGAATAAAAACTTCTTTTCCAGAAGAATACATTCCTTCTAATCTAGCAATTTGAATTTCACATCGCTCTTCAAAACTCAACTCTCGTTCTTCAATCTTTAATCCCCACCTTTCAAAGAATTCTGTGTCGGTTTTACATTTGTTGATGAATTGTTCTTGCGTATAAGGTACGGGTATATTCATCTTACCAGCAGGAGTATTAACTTCCATCTGATTCAACCATTTTATGTGGCCTCCTTTTAGATAGTTTTCGTAAGCCTCATCCAATAGCTCTTGTTGTTCTTTATTCATAACTTTCTATTGTTTTATTAAAATACATTAAATCTTTACCAATAGTTTTTTTGAACATTTTTTCTATATTCGGAATGGGATTTGATTTATCCGTTTTACCATTTTTAGCCCACCCATGGTCACAACTAAAATAGTGAATTTCACCATTTTTTTGATAAACATCATAATCATAATCTTGCCACGAAATGGTATGTATGTCCTCAAGTTTATCGGGAGTAGAATCCCAAGAAAAGGCTTTTGGTACAATAACCTCTTTTCTAGTATATTTTTTTCCTCTATACTCTACATAATGAGAGTATTCAATTTTTTTACTTGGATTACGTAATTCATTCATAACTTTCTATTTTTTTATCGTTGTATGTTATTGTGATTTGTTTGGTTGGAATGTTTGATTCATTTAATACTAATTCATCTTCTATAATTAATCTTCCATTTCTATCATAAAAATCTTTCTTATTATCACTCTTACTTACAAGAATTTTCGTTCTCTCTTCCAAACTCAGCTCTCGTTCCTCAATCTTTAATCCCCACCTTTCAGAGAAGTCAGAATCAGTTTTACATTTGTTGATGAATTCTTCTTGTGTGAATTTAACCATTGTGGCAAACGGAAGTTCTCCAACTAACTTACCTGCAGTCGTCATCGGGTTTGTTCCCCAACACTTGCAATAATTCTCATAAACCTCATCCAATATCTCTTGTTGTTCTTTATTCATAACTTTCTATTGTTTTATCTGTTGATGATATCGTAATTGGAATATCTAAATATTGTAATGACATTTTTGGCTGTACCATAATATCATAGGATAAAACGTTTCCGTCATCATCAAACTTTGGTTTAATATTATAATCTACAATTTCCTGACCAACTAGACTTTCAATCCAATCTACAAATTTTTCTTTTTTATCCGTTTCTCCGTCCATAGGTTTCATACATTCCCCCGTACAACTATCACCGCAGTTATACATGCATCCTTTTGTTCCAAAATTCATAATTTTCTATTGTTTTGGTTTAAAACTTTGTAATTCACTAGCAATTGTTTTAGCACTTACATTTTTAACAATTGGAAAAGAAAGTGAGTCCCAATCAATCGGATGACTCTCAGCTTTTGGAATTATAATAAATTCCTCATTTTTCCATTTATAATCATCAGAACCAATATTCCAAAGACCTGATGCGTATTGAGTAGCACGTAATCCAGTTTTGGTAATATATTCGGTATAAAATCCATATACAAAATTATGGCCGCAACCAGTTTCATATAAATTCTCACCATTAAAAGAAAAGATTGAAACTTTATCTTCTGTGATTTCTGTTACTAATTTTTTTGTTTCATTCTTTATGTCCTCTTCAGTCACATAAACCAGATGAAATTTGTTTTGTTCTTTATTCATAACTTTCTATTGTTTTGTTTTTTCAAATAACACCTTCAACTGGTCTCGAAAAACCGTCATTACTAAATCTTCCGCTAAAAGATGTCCGATTGGATTAAGCATATCTTCGCAATGCTGACATCCTAAGAAAACATTTTCCTCTAAACCTAGTAAGGTCATTTTTGTTGAAACACCTAATTGACCGATTGGATAATGTTCAGATGGTTCTCCTCTTTTCATATCACTCAGAAATTCTACTTCTAAACCTTCATTAACTTGTTTCATTAAATCTACGGCAGAGATAATGATAGGACTAATTTCTTTATTCATAACTTTCTATTTTTTAATGGGGTCAATACTTATTGGGAGACCTGATTCTGGGTTTGACAAACACACATTATACCATCCTGGGATTAGTCCATAATAAAAATATACTTGTCTAATGGTTACAATTTCTAACCAATACCACCCGCCATCAAATCTTTTAGGGAACCATAAAAACTTAGTTTTATATCTATAGTCACCATCTTTTGGTCTATTAATTTTCATAACTTTCTATTTTTTTATCGTTGTATGTTATTGTGATTAGTTTGGTTGGGATGTTAAGTGAATTGAATCTATCGTGTGATAGTTCTGATACACCTGGTTCCCATTGTCTTTTATACACATTATTTCTTTCTTCCAAACTCAATTCTCGTTCTTCAATCTTTAATCCCCACCTTTGAGAGAACTCAAAATCGGTTTTACATTTGTTGATAAATTCTTCTTGGTTATATGTTCTATACCCATATGCAAAAGATGGATTTGTGAAATGTTCATAATATACATCATACTCAACTAAACATCCATCTAAATACCCCTTAATTTTATCTAACCCTGTTTCAATTCCATTTATAGTATATTCAAGATATTTCTCATAAGCCTCATCCAATAACTCTTGTTGTTCTTTATTCATTATTATTTCCATGATTTGGTTGAGGCTAAACCACTATAGTGGCAAATTGATTCTTCTTTTAGTTCCTTTAATTTTTCTATAATCTCATCAGAAAAATAAACTCCATCACTTTCTATATCTGCAATTGTTTTATGAATCGTTTTGACCTTAATGGGGGTTGATTTTTTAAATTGTTTAATTATTATTAAAATATTTTTCAATTGCTTCCAATTTATCGTCAGCTTCAACTAGAAGTTGTAAAGCTTCAGTTGCGTCTTTCAAGAAATCGTTTGCAGTGTGATCCCCTATGCCAACCCCCTGATTTTCTAATAAATCTAACACCATAAGTGCCTTCTCTTTGTCAGCCATCGCTTGTGCTTTTAAAGCTGATATTACTTTTGTTTTTCTCATATTCTTTTATTATTTTTATTCAATCGACCAAGTTACCTCCCCAAGTTCAACATTTGAATTCATTTCAACCTCCAAGAAATTTAATCCCATCTCTAATCCAATCAAAGTTATAGAATATCCAGAAAAAGTTTCCTCCTCTTGATTTATTCTGCTCTGCTCTGAAAGGTGGTCCTTTAGAATTTCAGACTGTTCCTCTGTCAGGTTAATTATCAACTTTTTGTTTTTCTCTTTCATTTTATCTTTCATCAATTTAATTTTATTTTTCTAATCTCCTCCAATAGAGCTAAACCTACTCTAACATCAGAGTCAAACATTCTGGTTAAATCCCTTTCCAGCTTTACAATTCTTATCATTTCAGATTCCAAATTAGCTTTAAATAGGCGAGAAGGAAGCCATTGTTTTGCAAACTCTGCATCGGTTTCTATCCTTTTGGCAAAGCTTCCATACAGAACTGCATTGTCTGTTGTGTTCTCGATGACATAATTTGTATATGCTAATTTTAATTCTTCTTCGTTAATTTTCATTTTGTTAGGATTTATTTTTTTGCTAGGATTTAATTTAGATCCCAGCAAATTTCAGTTAATAACTCGTCTCCTTCTCCAAGTACAACAACTTCTCTTTTGTGCTGATCGTTGAATGATTTTGTTGTTTTGATTTTCTCGTCATCCCTAGGCATCCACAAGTTGGGTTGATCGTAATGATTAAGTTTAGCTAATCGAACTAGCTCATTATAGTCTTTGTCCTGAAGATGTCCTTTTAAAGGCATTAGACCCCCGACGCAAGTATTCCAAGTTAGCTTTCTACCGTTATAGGTGATCCAATAATAATCCCATTCATCTTCGCCTATTGCTACCAATCTTTCGATTTTCCAGCTAGCATTAATTACAAATTGTCCCTTTAGCCTTTCGAATTCTTCTATTATTCCGCCTTTATTATCATTCATGATTGTAAAATTCTTCTAAGTTTATACCGTCAATCTCTCCAGATGTTCCGATAATGATTGGTTTTCCGGCTGTTTTATCCGATAAAACCGGAAATGCCTGATCCCACATTTGGACCAGAACCTCTGGAGGGTATCCCAAAAAAAGTTCGTCTTCTGCGGAAATGTGGTTAGGTCGTCTACCGTTTTTCATCTCTTTTTCTTAGTCCTAATATTCTCATTTTTTAAACTTGTATGTAATTTGATAACCCCATAATCTCTTCATATGCACATCCATACTCGAAACAAATGCCGTGGATAATTTTTGGATTATCCCCTGTGTACCTATAAATCTCATATCCGGTTAATTTGGATTTCCCTGCTGGGATTAAATATGGGGAATTTATTCTTTCCGAGGTTAAAAAAGTAACCATCGGGGATTCCTTATAAGAAGGGGCTTCGTATATTTTCTCAGGAGGTTTGACCGGAGCTATGACTTCAGAAATGATCTTATGGGGCTTCCTTTCGATAAATGATTCTTCTACTAAGGGTCTATTAACTAAGGTTTTAACAGCCGATGCAATTTCTTCTATTGCAGGCTGTGGGGATTTCTTAGGTTTTTTCTTTAAAAAGCTCAGCATTTTATCTTTTTATTTTCCAGTTGATAAGAAACCAAAGGGTAAACATTCCGGGGATAAGCATCCACCAAATCCATTCTAGATGATTGTGTTGGACACCAGCCATTTTCTGAGCTAAATAAAATACTGTCGGGATAATCCAAATATGAATTGTTCCTGTTGGGCTAAAATTTTCTCTTTTTTCTATTTTCATTTCTTATTTTATTTTAGTGGCCCAAACAGAGTCTGGGAAAACTTCGGATCTTAATTTTAGTAGCTCGTCTCTGTGTGCTTGGAATTCGTCACCGTGAGAAGGCTGATGCCCCTTAATGATTGCTGTAGTCATTTCTAGATCTAGCTTTATGATGCGAGAAGTTTTTTCTTGGTATTCTTGAAAGTCCATTTTTACTATTAATTATATTGATTTGATCTAAAATGTTTCTTTAAAAAAATATATAAGGAAAACACAAACACTATGAAAGATATTAGCAAATTCTCCTGGGCAGAAATGACATCCAACGAGTCAGGTAAGACATCAGCGAGCGGAACAATAGGGGTTATTATTTCCCTTGTTGGAGCTCTTGGGTTTTTACTTGGAATAATTGATAAAATGTTTCTTGACGAGTCTGTCGAAATTTTAAATCAATCGATCTTCGTAATTGGGATTGGAGTAGGACTGCTAGGTTTTAGGAAGGGTAAAGATCCAAGGTCAACTGATAAGACTGAAGAACCTAAGGAAGAACCTACTGAGGTTTAAAGACTATCTTTTACCTCCTCAACTTTAACCTTGTTAACTGGCCTTGTTCTCCAAACTGTATCGTGAATTCTAATTTCCTTTGGTGGGGAAGGAAGATAAATTGTGTCCCTTCCACAATTATAGTCCTGAACTATCTCTGAATTTTCTTCATAAGGGGTTACGTACCTGTAGATATTTACTGCAATCATTGAGATAAATCCTGCAAGAACAATAATGATGAAAATACCCAAGTAAAGAGAATTTCTAAATCCTGTATTTCTTTGTGGGGTTTTATTTTTCATTTGTAGTAGTCATTGAATTTAAAATGTTCTTCAGGGATTTTTTAATGTTAGCTGTAATTTCAACTTCAAATTCTTCGCTTCTTCTTTCTTGCTCCTCGTTGAATTCCCTGTCTACTTTTTCCCAGGATTTGTCGTCCAAGTGGATAGTGTAGCTGTAAACATGATTGATTATATCAGCATTTCTCTTATGAAGAACCACAGTGATACCAAACTTTTCATTTTTTAGATACCTCTTAGCTGAGATCGGAGCAAGCAGAAGCTCTGTTTCTTTGTCCTTGATTAATTTTTTGTGGATGGCCATAAATTCGTGAATGTATTCAGACTTAGGCTCCTCGGGGATTTTAGTTTTTCTGCGGAATTCAATGTAGGACTTTTGAATTGTTCTCTTTAGAGAATGCATTAGCTTATCTAATATTTCCATTTATAATATGTTTTATACAGTAATATACGGTTAAGCCCACAAAAAACCCCGAAATATTTAAAAATATTTCGGGGTTTAAGCTTTGCCTTTTACCAGTTTATTTAGTTATTTTCGGTTCCGCAATTAGGGCAGAACTTCCAGGTGGTTTTTTTCATTCTAGATCCACATCCTGTACAGTAAGATCTAATTTCCTGTGTTTCCACAGGTTTTTGGGATAGAGGAATAATCTGAACCTCTGAGGTGTAAGCAGCCCAAGAGTAGAAATCACCGTAGCCATTTTTAAACTCTTGATCGGATTTACCACCTTTCTCTACTCTTCCAGTTTCGAATGAACTGTCCAGGGATAGAGTTTTAACGTTGGATTCCATTCCGGTTGAACAATAAAAAGAGTTAGCTGTATTTGATGTAAACGTTGAATTTGATAAATTCGCAGTATCAAAAGTTACAGTGGTAGATGAACCTGAATTTGATGTTGTTAGTTTCCCAGCGAGATTAGAAGACCCTGTACTTATTGTTCCATTATACAGGTTCCAGTTAGGAGTTCCTGAATTGTACCAGTAGTTTGGAGGGGTGTATGTTCCGTTCCATTGGTTTAATTTAACCTCAACTTCTGCAAAGAATTCAACTTCTAGCAGCCCATTTTTTTCTGTGGCCTTCTGATTAGTTTTGGTGTTCTCAACTTCGTAGGTTTGAAAGGCTAACTTTCTGTCTTCGTCAATAAATCTGTCTAAGAAATATCTTTGACCTGGATTAAGGATTAAGCCTCGGTCACTCTGGTACTTTCCGTTGATTTTGAATTTTACCAGATACCTATTTGAAGTTGGATTATAGAGTTCAATTTCAAACTCTTGTCCATCTTTAAGATAGATTTTGGAAGGGGTAGAACCCTTGCCGTCATAAATTTTTTGCCTGTTTCTCTTGATGGCAACCCAAGCTTGTGGGGTGTCGTTTGACCCCGATTTTGTTGTTTTCATTTTACTTTACCTTTGTTATTTTTATTTTAAAATCCCCTCATGACCCCTAATCGATCATTCAAAAGCCATTTCTGACTCGGGACGTCAAACGGTAAAAGGCACCGCTTAATTTTTTTATATTTAAGAACTAAAAAAGTTTCATTTAAACCACGATTTTATCGCTGGTTGTCATGAAATCTTTTTTTCTCATGATTGTCTTTAGAACCAGATCAAGTCCTCCTCTTCTGTCATACTCAATGACAAATGGAGTATTTAGATCTGTTCTCATGTCCTGAATTACTGCTTCTGCATCAGGAGGCATTTCTGAAATCTTCTTGCCTGCTTTTTCATAGGACCTTTTAAAAAGCCCTATAAGCTCCGCTGCGCTAACTTCTTTCTTGTTCCTTGGATCATTTAGTCTTTCCCTAAAATGTTTACTAAACTCAACGTCAAGTCCCAATTTTTTGAATAATTTATCAGCATACTCCTCCACTTTATTCATTTGGTCCAAAGTAATGTTTTCGTTGAGTGTTTCCCACTCTTTCCAGTTGTAGACCATTATGCTGTTTTCGTGTCGTCTATTTTGAATTGATTAGAAGCTGCTACTGCTTTACTGTAAGTCTCTCTAAAAAATCCTTTAGTAATGTCAGCTCCCGGTCCTGCATTGACATTCACAACTGCTTTTAAGGCTGTATCAAAATCTTTAAAATCGTTAGGACCTTTATTTCCATATTTTCTTTGGATAGTAGGATTCAATAATCCCATTAGAAAGAAAAGAGCATTTACCTCTGCAGCAACTTCTTTATTCGTATTCAGAAGAGTTGGATTAGCAATTATATCAGCGTTAACCCCGTTCTTCTTAAGAAGTTCGTTATATTTTTGATAATTCCCTCTCCCTGTAATTCCATTAAATCCTCTTCCAACATATTTGGCTCCGTCTCCTGGTTGTGTGTTTCCTAGATTTTTCCTTCCCCATTCTCCTCCATAAACTTTTTCCCAAAAAGCATCATCGTCTTGCTTCACCTTGTTTATTTCTTCATCGGACATTCCTGAAAATCTTTTTCCAAAAACCTCTCTAATTCTTGCGGGTGAAGTTCCTTTGTAGGTAGTTTCTTTAAATTTTTCAAATCCAGATTCTTTTCCTATTGTTGATAAAATTGCTTTCTGAACAATAGGATTTGTTATCTGGTATTTATTGAGATATTTGATAACAAGATCTACCATTTCTTTCTTTGATCCAGAGAAGCTAGATTTAACCTCCCCACTTTCTGTTGATCCTGGATTAGCCTGGCTAGCTTGAGGAGATTGAGGAGTACCTTCTCCTTCAGATCCCTCTTCATTTTCTTCGGGTTTTTTTGCCCCCAGATCTATCCCTGTTAAACTCTTTAATTTACTAGTGTAGGCATCAAATTGCTTTGTAAGATCTGCAGCTGCGTCTTCAAGTAGAAAATCTTTATAACTTTTAATCATCTTTTGGTTTTATTTAGTCTATATATCAATTCCATCCTTCCAAAGAGGAATAATAAGTTTCATCATCCACAAATCTGTACTTGAAAGAATGCTCTCTTATTCTCACAGCTACGTCTAGTTCTTTACCTTTGTGATCCGAGAATGAAGTAATTTCTCTAGAGATCATTGGCCAAACTGTATAGTTTTTAATTGGAACGGTATTTGAAGTTAAGAAATGGTCAAAATCTCTCTTGAAAGGATTTCCCTCTCTGGATTTTTCGTGATCTTTTATTTTCTGAAGGATAGTCTTTCTATAAACACCAAAGTTGGCCGTTGAAGCTCTATCTGTGGGTCTTGCTATGCTGTCGGTGAGAATTTCCATCAGACCAAAGAAATAATGGTTTCCTATGAGGACGTCCCAATCGTCCGGAAGATCCTTCCAGGCTTCTCTTAACTTTTCAATTCCTCCTTTAGCTAAATATGCATCGTCCTCCATTATAATAATGGATTCATCTTCAGAAAATCCAAATTCCATACAAGTCACAAAGCTTTGGAAGATTGCATCTACTACATCAGACCCAGGACGAAACTCTGGGGTTACTGCTTCCCATCTTTGGACATCAAATGTTTGATATAGTTCAGAATTGTTTTCCTTAAATTTTTCCATCCGGTCTTCTCTTTCAGACCTATTGATAACAAAAACTTTAGTTGGAAATGAGCATTTATTTTTTGGCCCTAAGTTGACTTGGCCTCTGAGATCAACGATAGACTTTTCGTCCTCGATTTTGTTTTTTAAAGATTTTAATCTAAATCCTCCGAAGGAGGATCCTAATGGGTTGTTCATAAGCTATTTAATTCCACTCGTCATTCCACTCATCCCATTCATTTTCCCAGTAATTTCCGTCGTCCCAAGACTTATCCTCTTCAATGTCCTCAAGATCCCAAGAATAGTCTTCTCTGACCCATTTTACAGGAGCATTAGAAAATTCCTCAGCATAGCTAAAATAGCTTCCTGTGGTAAACCCTCCGACTTTGGATTCTACTGATTTAATAAACGAAAGAACATCTTCTGGCGAGTCTTCATTTATAGCACCATCTTCAATATAAATTTCAATTTTTCCCTCTCTTGTTAGTTGAGAGGTTTCTGAGATAACTGTGGAGATAGAAAAATCCTCTCCAATTTCCAGAATTTTTTCTTTTAATTTCTCTAAGCGCTCCGGGGTAAATTTACCTTTCGAGGTGAGATCTAAATTAAAAAGTATTTTCTTTTGCATGGAAATTTTTTTATTTCCACTATATAACAAATTAGAAACGTTAAAAAATTAACTTTCTGAAAAAACTCTGCCTTTTCTATTAGAATTTTTAACGAATTCTCTTCTCAGTAAAACTAATTCTTCTTCTAGTCTTAGAATTTCTGATTGATTTTTTTCTTCCTTTGCAGATTTTAGCTTTTCGAAAGCTTCGTAAATAAGATCCATTGTGTCTGCCATAATAGTCTTAAATTCCGATGTGAATTTCCTCCCCTTCTTCTGTAAAGAAGGTGTTCTTAAATAGATTTCTTCTCTTTCTCTTTACAGAGAATTTAAAAATTAAAAATGATCCGACCGAAATTATTCCAGCCGAAACAAGAATCGAAGAAAAGATTAACCAATGGGACATTTAAATAAGGATTTGAATTGTCCTATATATCTAAATTTTATTTGGTTTTTAGTGAATTTATGACCTGATTTACTTTAATTTCCTTTTCTACTTGATCAAAAAATTCCGAGACAAATTTGCACTTCTCAAATTCTTCGGTTGACTCATAATAAGAGATTAAAGATTTCTTTATCACGTCCCTCTTTTCTAAAAGATGAGGAATCATAATAGATTTAACCCCGAACTTTTCCATTCTGTCAAGGGCATTCTCGTAGATCACTCTTTCTATTGCTGCTTTTCCTTCGCTCATTTTTTCTTCTTTTTGGACAATTTAGAAAGTATTCCAGGTTCATTATCCTTCAAAATGTGTAAAATATCAGAGCACTTTTCGTATTCCTCAAATTCTTCTAGAATATGAAGACACTCTTCGCTTTCTTCCAAAACACTACTATCCAATCCATATTTCACTATGTCGGAGTAGATGTTCAAAGCCCAATTAAGCTGCGATATATTTTCTTCCTGTTCCAATTGTACAGTTTATATATTCTCAGCTCAAAAAAGATTATCCCATTAAGAAGGACAGAGAATCTGCAGGTAAAAATCTAGTCTGACCGTTACCCCCTGGTTCTGTATTTTCGCACTCTATGTAGTATGCTCCGTCTGTATATCTTCTGTATACAGAAATAACTTTTAAAACTCTTCTGGTAGCATTTTCTCTTAGCATGTCTCCACTTTGTACCCTCATGGTACCGGAAGGGCTATTTAAATAGACTGAAGCAACCAGTCCTAATTCTTTTCTTTCCATTTTTCTAATTTATTTAATATTTTTTTAGCTTCTATGCATTTTTCATATCTCTCCAGTCCTTCAGACCACATCAGAAAATTCTGGAGAAGAATTTCATACTGATCATAAGTAATGATAGCCGAATATCCCTCTCCTGAATCGTCTTTTTCTGAAATTAGACCATCAAAGATGACTGCAAAATTCTGTTTTTGAATTACTGCTGCTGAGATTTTCTCGTAGAGAAGAGTCCAAATTTTGTCTCTTTCTTCGAACGGAATTCCGTCATCCTGATATGAATCTGAATTTATCAAGCTTCTACTGCCGAAACAGATTTAATTGCATTTGTGATGTGATAAACCACTTTATAAGGATTTGCATTAGAAGCTGGCCTTCTATCTTCTAAATAACCTTTCCAACCTTCTTGCGGAACTGCAACTGGAATTCTGATCGAAGCTCCTCTGTCGCTAATTCCCCATGAAAATTTATCCATGCTTTGGGTTTCGTGTTTACCTGTTAATCTCAAGTGATTGTCAGATCCATAGTCTTTGATTGCTTCCGAGTGGGTTCCTCTGAAAGCCTCACAGATAGATTCAAATAGATCTTCCCCCCCAATTTCTCTCATCTCTGAGTTAGAGAAATTAACGTGCATTCCAGAACCATTCCAGTCACCTTCAGTTAAAGGTTTTGGTCTCAAGTCAATTTGAACCCCGTATTTCTCTGCAATTCTCATCAAGATAAATCTGCTGATCCAAAGATCGTCTGAAGCTGATTGCTGACCTTTTCCTAGAATTTGATATTCCCACTGTCCAAGAAGAACTTCTGCATTTGTTCCTGTAATATGTAATCCGCAAGAAAGACAAGCATCTAAATGCTCTTCAGAAATTTCTCTTCCTGCTGACCAAGGGTAACCAACTGAGCAGTAGTATTTTCCTTGAGGGTCAGGTTCACCTTCTTTAGGAAATCCTAGAGGCTTACCGTCTCTGCTTAGAACATATTCTTGTTCAAATCCAAACCAGTAGTCTTCGTCGTTACCAAGACCGTGTCTGTGATTTGAAGCATGTGGTGTTCCGTCTGGATTTAAAACTTCGCAGAAGACAAGAAATGAGAATCCACCTTTGGTTGGATCCTGGTAAATTCTAACCGGCTTTAGTACGCAATCAGAAGAATTTCCCTCAGCCTGCTGAGTTGAACTTCCATCGAATGACCAAAGAGGTAAATCTTCTACCGAAGGTAGAGCAAAAAGTGGATTTTGTAGGGATTTTTCAGACTCCGATAAGTCATGAATCTTAATTTTAGATCTTAAATTTGGTTCTGGTTTATATCCATCAAGCCAAATGTATTCAAGTTTTAATTTCATATTTTTTATTTATAGTTGTTATTTCAATTTTTGTTACACAAAAAATCCCTTTTCTGACGGAAAGGGATTAAATATTTTTTAATTTTCAGTGCATCTCTTACGCTTGGAAAAACATCAATTTTGTTAGGATACCAACGATGGCAGTAAATACTATCCACATTGCTTTGGTCATTGCATTCTTCCAGATTAGAAGATCTTTATGCTGATCTATAATTTCGTCATAATAGTCTTCTAATTCTTTCTTGTCTGTAATATACTGACCGTGTTGGTTGAGCTTAACTACTACACCCGTTTCCGGATCTAATAATCTTTTCTTCATTTCGGAAAGATCGCTTTTCATAGAGTCCTGGGAGGTCTTAAGATCATTAATAGTAGTCTGGATAACTTTAAGTTCTCCGTTAGGAAGTTTAGCTTTCATCGAAGCTAACTCTTCCAGAATTTTTTCCATCATTTTGGTGTTTTCGTTAGTACTTGACATATTTATAATTCTGGTTTGATCCCCATCTCTCCAAAACTTATAATTATATATCTACCGAAAATATCAAAATTTTGAGGATTTAATCCTCTGATTATCAATTTATTCTCTAGGAATTTCTAGAGTTAATCCAGGAACATAATAAAGAGCTTCTATTAAATCTGGAGACCCGTCTAGCAAGAAAAACCCATAGTTTTCCTCCTCTGAAATAATTCCAGAATCTACTATCCTCGGGCAAAATGTTTTAATTGCACTGCAGATTAGTAGATGTGATTTTGGGTCTACCGATTTAACTTTGAACTCCAATTTAGTTTCCTAATACCATGCTTGTAACCTCGTCGCAGTGAACAACATAACATGTTCCGTCCAACTGTGATTCAATAACCATTTCATAGGCATCGATCGTTCCTAACAGCTTAAATGGTGTGTTGCTATAGGTAAACTCTGCACCAAGATGATTAGATTCCAATTTAGATCTCCTCATAAATTTCATTTGATTACGGGTAAAAAGTTTTTCATAGTGCTTTCTTAGCGAATCTGATGGCGGGTTGATTTTTCTCCAGGTTTTTTTCATTTTTTATTTTCTATTTTTTCTATTTTTTCTATTTTTAATTTGTAAAATAAAAATTAAAAAGACTGAATTTTTACACTTCTGTATAAATCTTTTTTGCAAGTTTTAATATTTGCTTGACTTGTTATTGAAATCAAACTGTCTTCAATACAATATTCCTTAGCCAGTATATATTTCATGTATACTGCTCTGTCATTAGCTAACTGTACATTAATCAATGAATCTCCAGACAAATCGGAATACCCTGTTATACAAAACTTTAATGATTTAGTTTGATTTAATTGTTTTTGAACCATCCATGATTTTAGTGTATTTTTAGACTCCTCTTTTATATTTATTGTAGATGTATTAAAAAAAACCAAACAAATGTCATCTATTTTAATGGTATCAATTACTTCTTTTTTTAATTTTAAACTATCTAATTGCGTTTGAAATGCCTTAATTTTTAAAGACAATTGTAAATTTTCTTTTTTTACCAATTCAAACTCTTCTTGAGTTTCTTGTTCTAAAAGCTCTCTGGTTTGTAATTCTACCAACTTAGATAATTTTGATTCTTTGTATTTAGTTGGTGTGTTTATCATACAAGAATTCATAGTTGTAATTGAAAGTGTTAAGATTAACACTAATTTAAAATTTGTTTTTTTCATTTTATTTTTATTTTTTTTATTTTTTATTATTTAAGATTTTGGTGAGTATTTAAGAATTTCTAGATCTTTGATTTCTTTTCCGTCTTTATAGATGGAAAGAATTTTTCTAACTTTAGATCCAAGAACGTAGTTGTTCGGCTCCATTTTTTCAACCTTCATTAAAAGGGTGAAAATTCGAAGTTGTTTTATGATTCTTCTAATCATTTTAGTATTTATTTAGTTTTAGGATTCCTTTTTCTTTATTGAAACAGTGAAGAGATGTGATGTGCATTGCATAATAACCTGGGGTAACGTCTCCCCATCTTTCAGGGTCTCTGTTTTTCAATTCGTCTAATACCCACATTAATTTTCTGCAAGCCATATAAATATCATCCCTAAAGTGTCTGATGTAGTCACAGGATCTAATGTAATATACGATATGAAGGTGATTTCCTCTTCTCATAAAATGATATCCGATTGTGCAAGGAACTCTTTCCCCATGAACTACCCCGGTGTCTTCCGGAAACCACATTGGAAGAAAAGCCTGTCTAGTAAAAGGTTCTTTCTGAAGTAGATTCAGAACATCTCCAAAATCCCCATAGTCATACCTGATCCCTTTCATGACTGTATTGGGTTCTTTGTCTGCATATCTAGGCCAAAGTCTTTCTGGATAAGTGTGGGAGAATTGACTGTGCCCTCCAAATTGCTCGTTGTTCTTCTGAGCAAAAGGCCACCACTCATGAGAAGGGGGAGGATTTAAAGGAAGACCTCCGATTCTTTCTTCAAAGTGATCGTCAGCCCAAGGTAAATTTGGACGAACTTCTTCTCTTAACTCTTCTAGGGTTTGAGGTATGAAACACTGAAACGAGTGATTCATAATCTCGTTCATATCGTCAGGGGAATCTATCCCTTGCCACTTTTCAGTTTTAACAACGTATCCGTGATTGGAAAGTTTTTCTTTAGACCATTTGATTGCGTCTGAGAACTTTGAGAATGTCTTCATTGAGGATTATATCTCAGAAGACGAAAAAGTTTTCTTTTCTACACTTAACTTTTAGGCCAAGATTTAATTTTGAACTCTTTGAAGTCAGAAGATTTTGGTTTGACGTTAGGAAAGTAATACATGCTGGTATCTTTTCCTGCAATTATTCTTTTATAGAAACCCGAAGGAACGGTAGCTCCAGTGGGTAATTTAATTGGATTTTTATACTCGAGTTTGATTAGAACATTAACTTTATCTTTTTCCCCAGAAATCCTTCTTTCTTCTGCTTCTAAAAGTCTCCACGTTCCTCTGTTTAGATATTGATCTTGAAGAGCACAATTAAGGTATGAGAATGTTTTTCTTAGCATCTCCGTACTGCAAGTAAAAGCTGCCGCAGGAGCCATGTGTCCTTTATCGTAGACGTTATTTTCATAGTCTGCATTATCTGAAGTGATGATGGAATCGTTAGTGTAGAAGTCCATTCCTTTTCTTGAAGCGGTCCCATTTGGACAAAGAACTGTGTATTCTACGCTTAAAGGTTGCTGATAAGCCTCGGAATAATTAACCGTAAAAATGTCGGTCTTTACCAGAACACTAGTCCTTGGCGTTAAAGATAAGAGGATAAGAATTATTGGTATCAGAAAAAATCTTTTCATGAATTTTTTGTTTTTCTATATATTAAAAACACAGAATCTAACTGCACAAAAAAGACCGATAATTTTTATCGGTCTTTTAATATATTCTAAAATATCACTTATTGTGATTTTTTAGGTCTTCCTTTTTTCTTCGCAGGAGATTTCTCGGTCTCTGTAGTTTTCTTTGCCTTTGTAGTTTTCTTAGGTTTGCTAATTGCTTTAACCTCTTTAACTGGCTCTTGTACGGGAATTTCCTCAACAATTGGTTCTTCTTTAACCTCTTCTTCTGGTGACCAGGTTTCAATAGGTAGATCTAATTCGGGAATTGTGGTTTCCTCTGAGGATAATTCTTTTTCGTCTTTCTTTAGAAACTTGTAAGCTCCAAAAATAAGTAAAGCGATTACTGTGATTAAAATTATTTCTGTCATATTATTTTTAGATTTATACCTTAAAGTGAGGAAAAAATTTCATCTACCATTGGAATATATCTTGGTAATGTTCTTCTCTGGCACTCTTCATAATCCATGAAAACTGCATCTGAAAGTTCTTCTTCCTGAAGCATATACTTTGGAATTTCCCCTTTTATCAATGTGGGTATTCCTAATTGATCCAGAGAATCAATTCTGCATTCAAAGATATAAACTTCTTTATAAGCTTTTGCCCCTTGAGCATTGGTGTACCTTACCAAGTGTTCTTTTCCGAGCATGTCTATCGGAACTTTAATTCCGCATTCTTCCTCTACCTCTCTAATTGCAGCTTCTTCTTTTGTCTCACCTTCTTCCAACTTACCTTTTGGAGGCATCCAGCTTCTAAACCAAGGAGAACGAGTTGCATGGGACAGGAGGATTTTCCCGTCGTAAATGATTGCTATTCCAGCTGACTTTTCCATGGTTTATATATTCAAAATAATTTTGTGGGGGCATTGGCATACTTTAAAAGAATGTCCCCGTGACATGATTTAGGCTTAGATATTCTATTAGATTATCGTAATTTTTATCCACGATAAACATAAAATTATACCCTCTCTTTTTACATTCTTTCTCCTTCTCTAAATTACATTCTAAATCAGAATTAAGTGTATAGGTAGATTTAATTTCTATTATAAGATTCAAATCATCAATAATAAAATCCGAATGGTAAACTCTATTTTTCTTATTAAAATTATAAGATAATGAAGGACCATTGTTTACTTTAATTGAATTAGATTCGCAAAATTCTAAAAAATCCAATTCGTAATCTCCCTGATAAGTTAAATCTGTGTCTTTGTATCTACAGACTCTAAAAGAGGATTTTTGAATTTTTTCCCAGATTTCTGGAATTTGGTTCGTGTGCCTTACCCCATATTTTAATAAGCAGGTTTCTTCTTTTTTCTCCTGATTGTTATAATTTTCGTCTCCGTGTTTATTTAACTTAGTTTCTTTCCTTTTCTTCTGATTATTATATGTTTCGTCACCGTGTTTCCTTTTTAAAGTTTCTTTTCTTTTCTCTGGGTTATTATAATTTTGGTCTCCGTGTTTATTTAACTTAGTTTCTTTCCTTTTGTCTAAAGATTTTTTATTATTTCTTAAACTAAGCTCCCTTTGTAAAACCGGATTTCTAAAAACAGATCCATTTTTAGAAATTCTATCTTTATGAATGCAGGATTTACATTCGTATGTAAAATTTATTTTGTCCCGTACCCCTCTAAACTCTATATTTTCTATTTTTCCACATTTGTCGCATTCGGCATTTACCCTTACATGGCTTCCCTTTGGAAGGTGTAGAGAGTTTATATCTAATGTATCTGACATTTTAGCCTCATAGCCAAGATTTCTATAATATTTTAGATGGTTCGAATTTACTTTAATAGTAATTATTTCTTTTAAAATCATATATTATATATCTTTATGCTATCCTAAAAAATGTCACGGATAGAATCAGAATAATTTAGAAGGAGCATTAGCATATTTTAGAAGTATATCTCCGTGGCATCTTCTATAGGGCTTACAGAAACATCCGAGGGTCTTTCCCTTTAGATCAGATAGTCTAGCCATTAATTCTTCATTAGACGTGAGGTATTGCTCAAATTTTTTAATGGCTTCTTCTCTATCCTTGACTACAAATTTGGCTAAAGTTCCTTCTTTGTGAGAATATGGATTTCCCCAAATTGAACCCCTTCCGATGAAAACATCAAAGGGTTCTTTCTGGCAATGAACTACTCTGGGCTTATCCAGCATTGAACGAAGATAAGATAACCCCTTTCTTTTGATCACTGTTGGCAGTTCCTATTTCTTCGCAAGTGATAGAAGAAGCTTTCAAAGCCCAAGATGTTCTCCAAGATCCTCTTTTTCCTGCGGTCTCTACGAAAATTCCACCTTCAGGAGAGATTGTCTTTGCTTCTTTCTCGTCCTTAGCACAAACTATACACGAATCGTAGGTATCATATCCGTTGTTGTCGTTCTGAGTTAGCAGATATAATTTCAATCTCATTTTTTGATGATTAGTGAGTGATAACTTCGAAATCCCTTCCAGAAGAATCTTTCAAGGACTCTATCCATTTTGAAGCTTCTTTTCCAGTTTCAAAACTTCGTTGAACTTGGATCTCGTGTTTAAGGTAAACCGTGACGTAAGGTTTATTACAAACCCTGTCGTTTATTCTTTCTCCCCAAGGGTAAACCAAGTATCCAAATCTTTTAAGATCTTCTTCTGAATAGAATTTTCTATCAAACCAGGAATCTCTATCTACAAATCCAGCTGGGGTTGCCTTTTGTTTAATCCTTAAACCGAAAAAAGATCTGATCTCTGGTTTGGCTTCTACCCAATGAAAAGAGGTTGGTCTTTCCGGGACAAATTTAATTTTTACTATTTGACTTGGGTCAAAGTGTTCTTGTATTTCCATTTTTATTCTTCTATTTCTTTTCTTTTGTTGAACCATTCTACGAATTCACAAACTGCTCTAAACGTTGCTTCGATTTTGGTTGGATATTTCTCATCGAATGACTTGGGGTTAATGGTAAATCCTGGATCTAACTGAAGATTCACGTAAATCCAGCAGCTTTTGTTCTCAATTTCGACGCTAATTCCCTCGAAATTATACTCGGTCTCTCCATCTTCTCCTTCCCAAGAATACATTTCTTTTGAAAGGTCTAAGCTTTCGATTTTTTCCACTGCGGTCATCAACCATTCCCAAGATCTGTGATAGGCTAAATCCTTATGGACTCTTCCTAAATAAGTTCCCGAAACTTTCGGATGAGCTTTTTCTTTCCTCCATCCCGGTAGGGTTTCTTCCCTCGTGTGAGGGTAGTAACCATAGCCCATAAATTCGGCTATTAATTTGTTTCCTTCTAGTATTTCTTCTGGTGTCATTTCGTATCTGGTTCGAATTCTGCTTTTAATCTTAGGTAGCTCTTGAGTCTTTCCTCTTTTGCCCATTTATCTTGTCGTTCAATATCCTTCATTCTTTTTTGAAACTGTTCATCAGTTTCTTCAACCATTCGAGTAATATAACCTCCCCAATTTCCTTCATTTTCATCCTCTTCCCATGAAGAATAAATTAAGTCATCATCTTCTAATTGAAGGTGTTTAATATCACCCCATTTTAATTGAGTATTAAGTTGATGCCAATAAATGTGTGTTTCTTTTTTAATTTTCTCTTTTGATTTTCTATCTTTTTCGAACATATTTTTTATTGTTTAAAACCTTCTATTTCTGCAATTGTTTTCATTAGCTTATTGAGGTTGCAGTTCTTCACCAGAGTGCTTGAACTAATTCCCATTTTCTTAACTATCTTAGCAACATATCCGTCTGTATTGTTCTCAAACGAAGGGGCATATCTACTGATACAATCCCGGATTGAACTATTCCAGTACACTTTCTTTAGAACAATTTCCAGAGCTTTGTAACCGTGTTGCTCATTGGCAAAATGTAGAAATTCTCCTGAGGGTGCTTGAACAGTTCCTATTGCTAGATCATTCACTTCTTTAATTGACGAGGGTCGAAGTGCCCCCGGATTGTTACAGAAGGTCGGAATATTAGCATTTCGATCCACTGTGATTTCCGTTAGACCGTGTTTCATGACAACTAATTGCTCGACTGTGTCATGAACTACTACCTCTTTGTAAATGAACTTTTGTTGGATTGGAATAAATGATGATAATATCACCAGTATCATTAAAGACACAAATAATCCGGCTAGTACGTTTTTAATTTTGTAATTGAAGGTAATGTCCTTGACTGACATGTCCTCATTTTGTTTATAAATTCTCATAACCTTTTATTTTTATTTAAATATACGGTCAGGGTTTTCTATAGACGTAGAGGGTGTCAACTTTATTATCTTTGATGATTAGTTCTATCTCAGGAACCATTGGGGAAGTTGTTCTGATTGCGTCGTCAATAAAGATCCAATCTATTAACTCCCATGCTCCCCAGACTGATAGACCGATAAAAAGTCCTCCTACTACTAATGCTGTGAAAACTCCGTCAAAATTGTACATAATTATTTTTCTAGAATTACTTTTGCAAATGTTGAGTCCACTTTCATCTTTTCAACAATTTCCGTGGCGGTCATTGTTTTTGCTTGCTCTAGAATTTTCTCTTTTTGATTTTGGATTCCAAGGTCAACTTGGGCTTCCTTAGCCATATTTTTTAATTCTGATACTACAAAGCTAGAAAGCTCGTGTGGAATCTGCTTGGCAGTTGAGTCAGTGGTTAAGAAATTCATCGTTTGACCTCCTGCAATAATTAATAGTGCATCTTTTCTGTCCGGGGTAAAGATGAATAGGGACCAAAAGAAAATCATAAATGGATAAGACCACCACATCCATTTTCGAGACATTCTCTGTGAATCTGGTTCATCACCGTTAAATATATATGCAATAGTCGCGATTACCGCAATTGCCGTAAATATAGTTATAAACGTGATAAACATCGTTTTAGCGTTGTCGGCTACTGTTAGCCAATAGAATAATTTAGTATAATTCATTTTTTATTTAAATATACGGTCAAGACACAAGTTTAGAATACTCTTTGATGATAAAATTAACAATAGTTTCTTTGGAAGTTTCTGCTCCGTCCACAGTAAGGTGAATCTTATCTACCTCTTCTACCCTTTGTTTTATTTTAGCATCTAGGTCGATAGCCTCATCTAAGGTTTGGTTCCTTCCCTTTGGGTTATAATTTTTAACCCTATTAAGCATGATGTTGATGGTTGGTCTTCTAAAGTATTCGCTGATCACAAGATCTTTAAATTCCCTGCTAGTTTCGGTCTCTCCGTAAACTGTACTTAGGAGAAGTGGGGAATCTGTTATAATGATGTCAACTTTTCCGTCCAGTCTCCAAATTCTGTGCTGCTGTTTTCCAAACACATAAATTTGATCCCTTAGGACATTGTACGATTCTCCCCAGGTTAGATCTTTTGCATACTCAGTTACAAGTTCTACATTGTAGTCAAGATCTTTTAGAGCTGAAAAAATTCTAGCTGAATTGGTGGATTTTCCACTCCCCGGTCCGCCATATAGGTTAACGATTAAAGTTTTTGATTTCATTCATCTTAGTAGATGAAAATAGACTCAAATGTTTCTTTTTTCTTTGGATTTTTTGATTTCATATTCCCAAAGATCCTGGTACATTCCTGCTTCAAACTCCTTCTCTTTTGCAAGGTACAAAGCACCTTCCATGGTCCTCTTTTGGTCTTCTGGCTTAACCGGGTAGCCTCCAAAGGCCAGCTGGCAAATAAAAATTTCCCGCTTATTCATTCAAGAATTTTATAATTTTATCTCTTACTCCAGATTGTTTGATTCCCTCGTAAGATCTAGGTGTTAAAACAAAGTTTGTTAAACCCCATCCATCCCTCATAGACATATCCAAGTCGTCAACGGCAACCCATTTGGTAATTTCTGGATGCTCTTCTAGGTATTTCAGGATCTCTAAAGATCGGGTTTGTGCTAATTCAGTCATGTAAAACCAAGGAAAATCATCAGGGGATCTAACAGGACCTTTAGTTGTCATTCCGATTGGAACTTTGATAACTCCAGAATCCCGATAAACTTGTTGAAGCAATTCCAAATCTCCATGAAATCTCCAGTCGGAAGAAATAACTATCTCCGCATCTGTTACTTCCAGGATTTTGTTTAAAACCTTTACAGCTTTAAGATCAAATCCATCAAAAACAGATTTCCATCCATCAGACGGAGTAAACTTCCGTCTTCTACCCCATTGAGCAGAAAGACAAATTACACCATCGTGATCTAAAAATATAACTTTAGAATTCATTTAGGACCCTATTTTTTTAACTGAGTATTTATGACCTGAGTCTGTGTTAGTGTTCATGATGTCTGCAAAGTTTAAAGCTTCAGCTTCCTTTTCAAACTCAAGAATTTCTGCATGACCGTTCAACATAATGACAGGCAATTTTGTGCCTTTGCTAGATTCGATTTCTTTGATTATTATATACATTTTATTTCTTTATCCAATTGTAATTTTCTTTTAGTATTTCTCTTGAGTATCTGTTTAGACACGGAGATCCAGTGTTATAAGCACCAAATGCTAAACCCCAATCCCCATGAATTTTATACCAGTCTTTCATCATGCTCATAGAAACCCTGACGTTGAGTTTGATGTCGTTCCTTAACTCCTTTCCAGTTACCTTTCTTCCGGCATGTTTACGGGCATATCTGGGCATAATCTGCATAGGACCAACCGCTCCAGCTGATGAGGTCTGTTTGTGGTTGTACGAGGAATCTAGAGGACCTTGATATCTCGTCTCCTGATAGGCAATCCCAAAGGCATATTTTTCAGGAATCCCATACTCTTTGCAATATTTTTTGATGTAGTAGTACACCCTAATTGAGGGGATAGATTTATCGATCTCCTCCTCCGTCATGTTCCCTATATAAGGGTCTTTTGGTTCCTCCCTTGGGAATAAAATCAAAGCAAGACAAACTATAATACCTGTTATAGTTGCTGCTACAATTTTATTTCTCTTCTGAGATTCCATTCATATAAGTATACGGTCATTTAGAACTCAGTGCATTTTCTTTTGCTGTTGATATTGGATTTGTATTTTTTACCAGATCCAAATCCAAAGTTTCCATTTTTTCCTAGAGTATAATTAAAGCCAAAGGTAAAGAAAAAGAAATTGTCGTTGTTCTTATAATCACCTCTGATTGACCCGGGACTGCTAAATCCTGGAATGGTTGAAATGTTTCTGTCCGCTAATGCTGCAGATGTTGGGCCAAGTAAATTTGGATCCACGTAGAACGTGCTCACGTCATCGATATAGTCCGTTTGAGTTTTTCTACCATTAACCTCAATTGTAAAGTAAGATCTCCTGCTAGTGACAAATTTACAACCAAATCCGAGAGGAAAACAAACTGAATATAGGGAATATGGAGATTTTCCAGGAAGAACATACTGGCCTTCGGTTCCCCAGTCTCTTAGGGTATAAACCTGACCGTTCATTCTAGTTTTTGGGTTAAAATGGAAATATCCAACCCCACCAAGAACATAGAAGATTTTCTTTTTGTTTGGTGTTCTGTAGATGTTGGCCTCAAGGGTTAAATCTGCTTCATAGATCTCACTAAAGAAATTTAGATTTCTTCCTCTTCTCTCTCTGTTGATGGTGTATTTGTCATCGCCATAAAGTCTTGCATACCAAAAATTTGTTCTCACAGAAAATGTTTTTCCAATTCCAAACCTAAGTCCAGCATCCAGTGCGTATCTAGTAGAACCAAAATCTAGGTCTTGAAGGTCGTTAGTTCCCAAAAAGGGTTTACCCCCAAGATCCCCAAGGAAATGACTGGTTGATATTCCTCCCATCAGATCCACCTTCTGGGATTTTAAATTTACAGGGAGCAAAACAAAAATCCCCAATACTAAGCTAAAGATAATTTTCATATAGCTTATGTATCGGGGATTTTCTAAATTGTTTCAAACCCTATGTTATTCTTTCGTAAATTTATAACCATTCGAAGTGTAGTAAATCTTTCCTTCCTCTGCATAATTCTGAAGAAAATCCTTGTACAGACCTTCAAAAATTAGTCTTTCATTTTGATAAACCCCAGAGGAGGTTACCGATTTTACTGAAAGGGTGTAGATGCTATCTGTTTGAGCAGAAGCATGAATCGGGATTAACGATAACAGGATAAATAGTATCCAGTTAAAAATTGACTTTTTTTGTTTCATGTTGGTGTTATAATTCAATTTATATACCCAACAGAGCCTATACTTTTAACCCCTTACTAGAAAAATAATTTTTATCCTTTCGTCAATTATAAGAATTTGGAATTGGACATTTCGTGAGACTTTAAGATTGCCTGGTGAAGGGTTTCATTAAGCTCGTCTATCTTGTCCATGTCAATATTTCCGATTGATATTCTAAACCAACCCTTGTTGTCTTTAGATCCAAAGTATTCAAAAGGAACTATTCCAAGCCCACAAGTGTTGATCAGGAAAGCGAGATAATTCTCGGTGGAAGAAAAGCAATTGACATAGTCCAAATAGATCGAAATGTAAATTCCCCCTTCTGGTCTCTGACAATCAACTCTAAATCCTGTTTCTTTCATTTCTTCTAATTTAGAACAGATTTTACCCACGATGTAACCATACTGACCTTTCTTGTCCTCGATATACCCAACCATGTCTTCGTATTCGTCTAGATATCTAGAAACTGCATTTTGTTCAGGTTTAGGTGCCCAAGCCCCGATGTGGGAGAACAGCTCAGTCATTTTTCCGATAATGTCTTGAGGTCCAAAAACCCAGCCAACTCTAATTCCAGTTGCACAGAGGGATTTAGAAACCCCGTCCACACAGATCAAATATTCTCTAATCTCTGGACATAGTTTTGTTGGATGAACGAACGAAAATCCAACTGAAAGATCTGAGTAGATCTGATCAAAGAATAGGTAGCAAGGTCTGGAATTGGTTTCTTTTCTCTTCTTGTTTTCTTCCACTATAGCTTCGCAGATTCCTTTTAAGACCTCTTTATCAATTACCCTTCCCGTTGGGTTTTGAGGTGAGCACAGACAAACTAATCTTGCTTCAGCGTGGAGCCTTGATTTCACATCCTCCACAGTTGGGAAAAAAGAATTTTCTGGTGTGCACTCAATCGGAACTTTCTTGGCGTGATGTAAAAAAGAGTAGTGATTATTGTTCCAAGAAGGAACAGGATATAAAACAGATTCTCCTTCGTCTACGATAGACTTGAAGATTGTGTAGATTAAAGGACGAACCCCTCCACCGATGAGAATTTCATTCTCTGAATATTTAATTCCTTGGCGGTTGCTAAGGTAAGTCGAAACTGATTTTCTAAGGTTTAATTCCCCTGCTGATAGAGGGTAATTGGTTAGATCCTCTTGGTAGCACTTGATAATTTCGTCTCTCAGAGGTGTTGGGATTGGATTTATCTTGGAATCAAAATCACCAATGGTTAAATTTTGAACCGACCTTGTCTTTGAAATTTCTTTGATTTGCTGGGAGATTTTAATGATTTCGGATCCCACGATTCCGTTTCCTATAATTGATAATTTGTCCATTCTTGATTTATATACCCTGTCGGTATTTTAGACAAAACCTGAATTTCTGTTTCAAATAAAAACACCCTAATTTATTCAACTTACAGGTGTTATGGCTGTCCTCTTGTAACCTACCACTATGAGCACGAGCTACAGGAGTTAGAACTAAACTTACTGAGATACGTTGGTTTCTTCATCTCATTTGATATTTCCCACAGATAGTCAATCTGAGTATACCGGCCCGTAATACTAGGAGACTCATATAGGCATCACCCTATTTCTCATCGTTCAGAGTTGAACTATCCGCTGTCATGTTTCGGAACGTGTAGTCAGGACAGGACTCGAACCTGCAAGCCCTTATTTATTATAGTGATTCTATAAGGCCTCTCTCACTCGGGGAGTGCGTTTACCACGATACGTTCGCTCACCACTACTAATATCTTTCCGCCACCTGACTATGTTGCTCGTCTTTCCGAGCTGTCAGCTATTTAGTGTACGTTTTTGAGGTCGTTTAGCATAGCTGCCGTTCTTTCCTCGTAGTCAGGACAGGATTCGAACCTGCACGTAGTGCTAATCTCTACACAATCTCCACCTTAGCTGGGACCGATCTCGTAAGTACCTCTTGTGCGTCTACCATTCCGCCACCTGACTATGTTGCTGTCTTTCCAGCAGTCAACCACCTTATCTCATATTGGAGTAATCACCTCAAGTTAAGCAGGATTTTGTAGTCAGGACAGGACTCGAACCTGTCATCCGTTCTATCACCGTTTCTAGAGGGATTCGAACCCCGATAGATAGGACTGCCATCACCTGACTATATTTTAATATCCGTAATCTTGTTCTCCACACATGCAATAATCAGCATAAGTAGATTGATAGATTTTACTACCGCAACTGGGGCAAATCCCACAGTATTGGTCTGACCTTTCATTCCATTCTTCTAATGGAGATTTATATTCCTCTTCGTCGTAGTCTTCGTCTTCCATTTTATTATTTTAATCTTCTAGATCAAATTTATTATTGTCTCTACGTTGAGAAGAAGTAAAATAAGTTAGCCCTTTAATTCCTTTGCCAACCCACTTCATAAAGTATGCACCTCTACCCCAATGTAGTCTTTTATCAGATTTTCTTTTTTTGTTCTCAGATGCCATAATTTTATTTCTTTTGTAACCGGGCCAGGATTCGAACCTGGTTGAACTCACTCTAGAGCTTATTTACTACATATCTTTCGATCTGCAGCTGAGTTCTCATCTCCTCGAGGACGTCTCCCCTTACAGACTGACTCTGTAGCGTATACCCTTCCGCCTCCCGGTTATGCTTTCTTTCTCACAGTTAAAAGATGATATTGGTGACAATGAGTGCATTTGTAAGCAACCAATTTAGTTCCCAATTTCGGATCTTTTTCGTTAACTATTTTAGCTGCACTTATTGCTGCCTTGTCATCCGGATAAGCTTTTTTAGCAAGCCCATTTCTAGAAATACAAGTCCATTTTCCTTTATCAGTACATTTAACCATTTTATTTATCTAAATATACGGTTAGTAGTCAGGGAAGGAATCGAACCTCCAACGCAAAACCCGTCTTAACGTGGGTGAACTGCCATTTCTCCATTATATGCCACCTGACTAAATTTAAGAACAAGGCATATCGGTCGTTCCCTCTATATTGACTAACCCCTGCCATATTCTTTGCCCCGCTAAAGGCATACCTTTTGAGATGTTGGTCTGAGATTGAATTGGCTATTACGTAATTTACCTCATCAATTTATTCTTAGTAGTCAGGGCAGGAATCGAACCTGCGAGTGCTTTGCCATAAAGAGTGCCATTAGCTGTTAATCTCAACCTTGGGAGGTGCCACGTTACCACTACGCCACCTGACTATATTTGACCACTGGTGGGATTTGAACCCCGAAGACCTTACGTATCGGTCACCCTCCTGTTCGTCCGTTCCAAACGTAACTTACATCAGTGATTTTTAATCAATAGGGGGACTACGAATCCCTAGAACAGGTACTCCTATTGAAGTTGGTAGTCAGTGCAGGATTCGAACCTACTTGTAGGATTTTCCGCCCTACTTTTCCAGGTGTCTTGTACTTCGACCTGACTATATTTAAAAAATCCGAGGGGGCCTCACCGTCCCTCTATGTGGCTGAGTTAAACTCTTCTCTCAAGAGGAGATACCATCATGTGCCGGCCTATTACTTGTTTACACTACCGGATTCTTTTTGTCTTTTACTATTTCAAATAACTTTTTGTTTCGATTAAATATACGGTCGATACCGAGATTTAATTCTGATCTGGACCACATTTATTGTAATTCCATTTCTTTTAATTCATAGACTACAATTTCGCAATCAATTTCTCCAAAATCTTTGTTTGTTGGATTTGGAGGTGTTTTCCATCCCTTATGGGTGTCAAACAATTGATTACCCATTTCCGGTGTTATCCTTTCTAAAACCCCCTTTTCTTTCCAAACTTTAATACCCGCTATTTCAAGTTTTATTCTAAGGAATTTACCAGTAGGAATATGTCTTATTTTATACAATTTACTCATATTGATGACTGTTGTCTTTAATGTATTCAAATGCTGCTGAATAAGCTTCTTGTGGTGAATTAAATTCCCCTCCAAATCCGCCATATTTATGCCCTTTTAATTGTAATAATCTGATGTTAAATTTCCAATAAGTGGATCCTTCTTCTCTGTCCACACAAACCCAAATTCCATGGTTAACTCTTAACCATTCAACTACTTGCCATTGTTCAGGTACAGGAATCCATTTATCATCTGGAAATACTTCTTCTGAAAAATCACTTTCATGACATCTTCCTTGTATATCTTTATCATAATAATCGTAATAACTTGCAAAGGCCTGAAATATTTTATGATAGTTAAATCCTTTTTCTTTAAGCCATTTAGCTTGTTCAAAGGTTACATACTTTGGTTTTATTTCCATATATTAGAATATACGGTCGGGGATTAGGATCCCCAGCAGGGTGAATACTGGGAATCGAACCCAGATTACTGGCACCACAAACCAGTGTCTTGACCGTTAGACGATACTCACCATATTTATTTTTTGAACCCCCGGCAGGACTCGAACCCGCATCAGACGATCCGTATTCGCCCATTCTTCCGTTGAACTACAGGGGCAGTTCGATTAGACTATCCATCTAATCAAAAGCTTTGCTGGCATATGAAGCAGAAAGTCCGAATCTCCCATATCAGAAACTGGGATCTCGAATCTAACCTCATGCTCGTAGTCATCCACATCTACTACAACAGCGTAGTAAGCAGTTCCCTTTCGGATCATCTGGAAGTTTGCTTCCGGATTCTGTTTATACAGAGCTTTCTTTATTTCATTTTTTTCCATAGTTTCTTCTTTAGCAGCACGAGCGGAGGGACTCGAACCCCCATCAACGGTTTTGGAGACCGGTATGCTACCATTGCACCACACTCGTGTATATTTGAGGTCAAACTCAGAATCGAACTGAGATTAAGTAGATTTTGCAGACCTACCCCTATACCAGTATTGGGTATTTGACCATAGCAGTGGATTTACTTCCACTGTGTTTTTCTGTTGTGTTTCCAGGTCCTGTACATTCTCATCTTGTAAGACTCGAGTCTTTTTCCTGGATTCTTAAATCCTCTTCTCCAAGAGGGATATAGGTTTAACCCATCGTCCCAATAAGGAGGGTAATTTTCTTCTAGCCAAAGAATTCTATATTCTCTGGAAGTTTTTGCTTCATCTAAGAAGCTGCGTTTTCTGTTTTTTGACATGATCTATTAGAGTTACCTAATAGAAGTCCATTTCTTTTTTCATATTTGAATATACGGTGGCGGAGAGCTGAGGTGTCGATCCCCATACATTTTTCAGTACCCACAGTTTTCAAGACTGCGACTCAGGCCGCTGAGTTTAACTCTCCATTTTTTGCAGACCAGGTAGGTTTCGAACCCACAGCCTCAGGGATTGGAATCCTGCGCTCTACCGTTGAGCTACTGGCCTATTTTTGTGGGTAGGGAGGGACTCGAACCCCCAAGGCCCGAAGGCGGCAGAGTTACAGTCTGCTGAGCCAACCAATTGCTCAACCTACCCATGGTGGCTATCTAAACTCATATAGAGAACTTCGCCGATTAGTTTTTTTTAGTAGCTCCACCCGGACTCGAACCGGGATTCTACTTCTCGTCTCCACTTTGTAAGAGTGGGATGTTTATCCAGTTACACCATAGAGCTATTTTTTGTGACCCCGGTGGGAATCGAACCCACATTTACACGAGTTAAAAGCTCGTTCCTATGGCCAGTATACGGGTACGAGGTCATTTTGCGGACCCTCCCCGGATCGAACGGGGGCTACCAGGGCTTCACTCTGGCGCTCTACCATCTGAGCTAAGGGTCCATTTTTTCTAGTATGTCAAATAACTTTTGGTTGTCTGGGAAAGACTCGAACTTTCAACTTTCTCCGTATCAGGGAGATGCTCTAACCATTGAACTACCAGACAATTTATTTTTTTCTATATTTACGAGAACAAGAATTATTACAAAAAGTGTTTATTCTTTTACATTTGGACCCACAATATTTACAAGTCCCTGAATATAAAGAATTATTTTTATCCTCGTATAGCTTTATAAAGTCGTTTCCATATTTAGTTTTAACATATTCTAATATAGGTTTCATTTCCCTTTTATAAAAAACTATAACGTCAGGGTTTTCTTTATGTTTTTGTTCCCATTCTTTTGTTTTAAATCCTTTTATTTCTACAATCCCCTCCTGGGTTACAAAGTCTGGCAAATATTTTCTAGTTTTCCCTTCCAATGTATATTCTCTCCATTCGGTGTTTCTTTCTATTTTTTCCCCCATATCTTTTTTATAAATAACAAAAGCTAACTCCCAACTACTGTCACAGAATATCCCTTTATACCATCCTTTCTCCCCTCTTCCAGACCCTTCTCTTTTTCCGCCAGATACTTTTTTAAAGCATTCCCCGTGATATTTTCTATCTGGATATGTACTAATTATATTTTCATTACAATGTAAACATTTTGCTTCATATCTTTGGGCTCTAAGAGGTTTTTTTGCATTTTTTGCTGCTTCTATAACCTTTGGATTTCCTTTTAAACCTTTTGATATATTTTCTCTCCTTTTTTCCAGATTAGCATTAGCTGCATATTTATTAGCACAATTTCTTCCGCAAAAGTATTTTTCTTTCTTCGGGGATTTCCTGTTATATTCTAAAACACTAAATCCAATCTTACAGGTAAAACAATTAACATCAAACTCTTTATATTTTAATTTATTTTCTTTTTTTACTTTTTCTATCCCTTCTCGAGCTTTTTCGCTTTTTGATAGAGAATTTCTTATTTTATCCCTATGCTCTTGCGTTATTTTTCTTCCTTTTTGAGAACAACTTCTAGAGCAATGCATTCCATTTTTTTCATGGGGATTTCCACATTTTTTACAGTTTTTCATACTCTATATATCTTTCGAACCCTAATTTTTTTAATGATTGTATTACCGCACAGAATCGAACTGAAATTTCCGCAGTGAAGTTGCAGTGTCCTAAACCATTTAGACGACGGTAACATTTTTTTCTAATATTTCAAATAACTATTTTTTTTATTTTTAGGGACAAACAAAAAAGGAACCTTTTGAGGGGTTCCTTTAAAATATCTGTATAAAAATTTCTTCTTATTCAAAAATCTTATGAAACCCATTTAGACGCTTAAAGCAAATCCAATAGACGATCACCTCAACTTCATGTACGAAGCTTGAGAACGATTTCTCTGATTTCTTTAATATGTTAATTAAGTTTCTCATTTCTTTGATTGGTTTATATATCTTATTAGTTGTGTAAATATACGGTAGTTATACTGTTTTTTGGTAAAAAATTTCAAATATTTTCAATTATTTTCAAACTTTTTTGATTTTTTTATTTGTTTTATTGAATATACGGTGATTATACACAAGATTTAGAAAAAGTTTCAATTATTTTCTTATCTCCCCTAGCTTTTGAATTACATCTCCAAAGACTCTAGCCGTTTCGGATCTGTCTACAAATCTGTTATAATCTTTGGGCTTTACGTGAATAGCATAACGATCTGATGCAAACACGGAGTTTCCATCAATTCCGGAACTATAATTATCAGGGATTCCAAAATCTTTTGGCCTTTTAAAAGTGTATGCTTGCCCATATGGTATAATGTCCCCTTTATAGAATAGGAAATCAAAAAGATCCGAAGACATGGCTGGATATTCTTTCCCAGTTATTTCTGTTCCAAATCCAACTCCATTAGGTCCATGTCCAAATCCAAAATCTTCTCCAAAGGACCATTTTGTCTTGTGACCTATGTCATGTAGGGTGTCCTGAAGATCTCTAAGTTCTTCTTCTGAGTAGTCTTCAAATACTTTGATGTGCTTCATTTTTTTAGTTCGTTATAAAATTTCAGAAGAGATTCTGTGTAAGTTTCTTCGTGAGGACCATTTTTAAAAAATTGGTTTGCATAGTTTGTATTTCCGTCAAAACCATCCCCAGTGATGAGTAGTTCTGGTGATCCCCAGCCTGCGTATGTCGGAATTGTTAAATCAATTTTAACTCCGTTGCTCAGGATCAAATGAAGATCTGCAAGAAAGTGAGATCCCATCTCACCATCTACGGAAAGAAGGGCAACGTCACTCTTGTAATTTCTGGCAAATTCTTCTTCTCTATCTCGTTCCTTTTTATACATTGCATCAGAACGAACATTAAATTTTAAATCGTGATGCCCTATTCCTCTAAGGTCTCCAATTAGATCCCCGAGTTCTTCTTCTGAGTAGTCTTCAAAAAGTTTAATGTGCTTCATGATTTAAGTTCTGATAAGTATTTTTCAATTTTTAGATATCTTGATTTAGCATTACTCGCATAAAATGCTATTCTAAATAGGTTTGTTCCAAATAAAGTTATAGCAGCTTTAATTTTTGGATCGGTAAATTGATAATAATTTGCATCTGGATTTGGTTTGGCTATTATCCCTTTATCCTCTAACTTTTTAATTCCTAATTTAGTGAGATATAAGGGATATCCCTGGCTAGCACCATCATGAAGAGCCGTTCCATATCCAAAATCCCTGCCCTTTTGAAGGAGTTTGTACTCATGACCAATCCCCTCTAGATCAACTTGGAGTGCCCTAAGTTCTTCGTCTGAGTAGTCTTCAAAAAGTCTAACGTGTTTCATTTTCTAATAGAAGATAGATAGTCAAAAACCTCCTGAGCAAAATCTTTCTTTATTTTTAGTCTTTCTTCAGTAGAAAGTCTGACGTGGGGTTTTACTTCAAGAGAATAGTCTCCTTCTGAGGGATCAAAAATACCCTGTTGAAAATAACGATAGACTGAATAGCTTGGGTATTTCAAAGAAAGTCCTACAGAGTCATCAAAATAAATAGCTCCTGGGGTGTGTGAGTCTCTTTTCATGAGGCCCTTTTTAAGCATATCCTCCACAACTGATTTTTTTATCACCAGATCTTCATATCCTGTATTTGGTCTTTTCATAAACCACTTCCTTTGCTGCTGTATGTCCTTTCCAAATCCAAAGTCTTCTCCAGGAATAAGCCTGTATGTGTGTCCAATGGTTTCTAAGTCCCCTAAAAGGCCCTCTATTTCTTCGTCTGAGTAGTCTTCAAATAGTTTGATGTGTTTCATCATATTAGTTTATCATATAGTGAGAGAGCGGATAAAATCCATCCTCCTGGATATTCAAACATTTCATCTCCTACGGTTTCTTTGATTTCTTTTCCTCCAGTAAAGATGGTGATGTGTCCTAGATATCTATTAAAGGAATTATTTCCAGTATTTTTGAATTCAAATTCAAATTTGTCTCCGTTGGATAAATCCAGATTTAGCTGGATATCTTCTGGGTCGTTTTTATTGATTATGTGTCCTTCAACTCTAACAACATGAACACCAGGATTTTCTTCAGAAACCCAATTTTCGCATTCATCTTTTTCAACTTTAGGATTTCCCCATGATTTGGACAAATCAACATTAAAAATTAGATTGCTGTGACCAACACCTTTAAGATCTCCCATGAGATCTCTAAGCTCTTCTTCTGAGTAGGACTCTTTAAGACCTAGCTTTGACTTTATTCTTTGCAGAAAGGTTGGGTTTTTACTTCTGGATTTGTTAGCCAAATGACGTTCGTATCTCGTCAGAGCAGCCAAGGTGTGTGGATATTCCACGATTCCCATGTTATAGTTTTCGTTGTCATATGGGGAGTCGTCTTCATCATCTTCTAAATTGAGTATGGGATTTCCATTGACAGAAAAAGAGACCCCTTCGTAATTGTCTGTCACTGTTTCGATGACATCACCATTGGAAAGGTTTAGGGCAACAAGAACCTTATTGTCCGGGAGAATTTTGAGAGACCCAGATTTAACTTTAATTTCCCCTCCTGGGGTTGGAAAAGACCAGGAATTAACGATGTCCCTCTCTTCTTGTTTATCCTTCTCCTTCATCCCAAATAAATGACCATAGTCTATATCCATACGAACTTCAGACTGCCCAACAGATCTCAGATCTCCAATGAGGTCCCTAAGTTCTTCATCCGTGTACTCCTCAAATAGTTTAATGTGCTTCATCTTCTAAAAATGCTTCTCCTTTAGATTTGATTCCGTCGTAGAGATCAAGACAAGCTCTAACTACACTTCCAGATTCTAATAGCTCCAAATATTTTTCTTTAACCTCATAGTATCTGTCGTTGAGAGTAAAAGTCCCCTCGTCCTTATTGTCAGATCCTTTGTTTCCAGGCCCAGATTGGTAATAAAAGTAGAGATTAGCACGGTCACCGTTGGAAAAAACAAAGTCTAGATCAGTAGTTTCCTCGCTGATCTCTCCAGAAACTGATTTCAAGTAGGTACCTGGGCTAGATTTGGATTTCCAAAACTCTGCTTGCTTTGCCTCTTCTTCTGCCAATTCTGGATAGTCTATGTGATCTATATCCACCTCGACAACATTATGTCCAATCCCATAAAGGTCCTTCATCAGAGAATCTAAATCTTCTTCTGAGTACTCCTCAAAAATTCGGATGTGCTTCATTTCATTTAATCTAATATATCAATCGGGCTTCCCTGAAGAGATCCATATCCCTTCATTTTTTTTGCTATTTCAACTAGAAAACCCCCTACTTCCTTTTTTCCCTTGAACTTTTTAATTTCCTCTGGACTCATTCCCAGTATTTTCCCGAGCTTTCCAATAACCGGGTAGAGCATGGCTGGGTTTAACCTGTGAACTTTATTTCCATATCTAGTCCCTATCTTTAGCGGAGATTCTGCAAGTCCTACTGAGGATAGATCATCTATTAGATCCCCTATCTCTTCTTCTGTGTAGTCTTCGAATAGTTTAATGTGCTTCATTACCTCTTGTTTTTATTGTAGTAGTCAGACATTTTGAGGTAGAGCTTGTAGAGTGGCTCCTGTTCTATTTTAGAGGTCGACCATCTTTCGTACGTTCCCATTCTCATGGGGCCACTCAGATTGTATCTAGCGTGGTCTTCCACTGAGTTTTCATAAAGGTACCAGATCATGTCGTAGTAGTCTCCCTTCGTGTCTATATCAAAGTCTTCTGGGTTGGTGTAGTAGTCGTATAGGTACTCCGCATAGTCCTCAGCAGACATTCCCCCACCAAATTGGTTTATGAACTTTAGCATGTCCTCTTCTTCTTCAGTCAGAGCATGCCCAACCGATCTTAGGTCCCCGATCAGGTCCTTTAGTTCCTCGTCTGAATAGTCTTCAAATAGTTTAATGTGTTTCATTTAATAATCTTTTATTTAGGCATTTCTCTCACACAATTCGGAACTACTCTGCCATTCTTCTTTTTGGTTCCAATTTGCTTATATCCCTTCCAGCATGGATTTTTTTCCTCCAGCACAAATTCGTTATATTCTCTAAGAAATTTCATAATCTATATATCCTTTTATTCCACTTACTTGGCGGAATAAATTTCAACTACAGATCCATCAGATCGAAAAATTCTAACGTCTGGTGATGTCCAACCATATTCGTCTGCCAAATACTGTGCATAAGACTCTGGAGTTGCAAAGACCACATCCCAATTTCTGTCCTTCCATCCTCCTTTAGACGCTGCTACCGATGCTCCGTACTTCTCAGCAACCGAAGCTGCTTCTTTCTCAGTCATTGAACCGTAAGAACGAGGAAAGGACACCTCATGACCGCTGTACCATCGGTCTCCGCAGCAAGGACAATCCATTCCCTCGTCTACTCCATTGAAGTAAACACCCATAGACTCGGCTTTAAGTTCTGCTTCTGCTTCGGAAGCAGCTTCTATTAGAAGTCTATGACAAACTTGAGAATTTGTAACGAAACTTCCACCTGTGTTGTTCTGGCTGAACTCGTAAAATTTTTGTAGTTTAGATTCTTTGACTGTTGATTTTATTTCTTTCATATTGTTTAAATTCACGTTCATAAAAACCGGACCAGTTTCTGAAACGTCTTCCAGTCTTTGTCCGGGGTGTCAATATAGGTTATGCCTTGGGCTATTCCCTTGTTTGACTTGAAAACACCTCAGGAGTGAGCAGATCTAACGGTATGCTTCGAGGCAATTTGTTCCTTTGAACTATTAGAAAAACCAGGTGTGTCGAGAACAGGAGTTGAACCTGTGACCTTGAGGTTATGACTCTCACGCTACTACCAACTGAGCTACCTCGACATGGAGCCGGCACCAGGATTCACTGGTGGATCGCCCGGCATTTATTTCCCAATTAGGGGTCGAGCGAGAAACCAGGTACGATCTGGCAACCTCCGACTTGGAAGGACGGCGCTCTACCAATTGAGCTACTCTCGCATGGCGGACAAGCGAGTAATTTAATACTTCCTCTCATCCATAGTCACATCTTAGATTTAACTCCGCTTGTGCTAAGCTCGGACTGTATACCGGCATTTGTTCTGTTAAGAACCGTGGAGCAAGTGATAGGAATCGAACCTACGTCTCAGGCTTGGAAGGCTAGAGTAATAACCACTATACGACACTTGCTTGTAAAAAATACAGGATTGGGGTTTTTTTCCTGCTCTAACCAACTGAGCTACTCTGAACGATGCCACTTAAGGCTGTGTTCAAAGGAAGGACTCGAACCTCCGACCCGGGCATTATAAGTGCATTTTTTTAATTTTTGCTGTAACAATCCTTTAATAAGTTTCAGGTTTCAGGTTTTTTGACCAGTGCGTCTACCAATTTCGCCATCGGGGATTTCTCCCTCTGTGGGGCTCGAACCCACACATCCTTTCGGATATCGGTTTTGATTATTTTTTCTTGCTGTAAGAAACCTTTTATTATCTTAGATCAGTAAGTGAAAATAGTTTCATTTACTGATCTTTTGTCTCCGCGGAGGGCTTCGAACCCCCAGTAATGTCCTCGTCCCAAACGAGGCGACTTCCCAATTAGTCTACACGGAGAAATTATGGGTGGGATCAGAGGCCTTCTGCCCACCGGGACCTTCATTTTGAGATTGCTCTCAGGGAACGAAGACACTTTTTTAAAAATGCGGGATCGCATGTTTTTGGCCTGCTGCTCTACCAACTGAGCTACCGGGGATGCCGAAGCATTGTCCCCAGGTGAGACTCGAACTCACGACCCGCGGGTTGGATTTTTTCGTTGCTGTAACGATCCCAATAAATTTACAGGATGCTTGTTTTTTCAATTTAAAAGTTTGATTTTTTGATTTGCTGTATGCATCCTTTAATAAGTTCAGGTTAGTTTTTGATTTTACATCCAATTGTATAATTTTTTTAATTTTGCTGGAACTAACCTTTTTTTGCAGTTCGTACGGGATTCGAACCCGTGATCTCCACGATTGACAGTCGGGTATCTTAACCGCTAGACCAACGAACTATGTTTAAAAAAGAAAATAATGAGGGAGTACCCGTCTCGCTCCAATCTTAATTGCTTCTTCAGTTTTAATGAGGCCTCGGCAAAGGGTGGTGCACTTCTTAAATTCCGTTCCTGGTTTGTCGACAACCGAAAAACAGAGAAGGCCATTATTTTCTTTTATCTTTTATTGTTTCCAAGATTTTCTTTTGAAACAATTAATTTCATAAAATTCTGGGAGAAATCTTTTCATCCATCCATTTATTTTTTGATCTGATAATCCAACTATTTTAGAAGCTTGAGATACCCATCCAAAGGAAGAAAAATCTATGCCTGATGAAATTAATTCTTCTGCAATTCTTTGATTCTTTTCGTTGTATTGTATTGCATTTAAAGCTCTCTTATCTACTTTTGGGGTTTTTAATTCTTTGGATCTTATTAATCTTTCTTCTAATTTTTTAGTTTCGGAATTTGAAAGGAAGGAAATTAAGTCCTCGATTTTAAAGCTCTCTGTCTCGTCATAAGCTATTCTATAAACTCTCCATCCTGATTTTTCTAAATTATGATCCCTGGTTATGTCATGATCTATTCTTTTTTTATTTATAAAATGACATTTTCCATCAAATTCAACTGCTACTTTTTCATTAATAAAAGCAAAATCAATAAAATATGGATAAACTGGATGTTGAAAGATAACATCATACTTTGAATAAATCTTATTCTCTTCAAATATATTGTGTAACCATTCCTCTCCGTAGGTCATTAACCCGTTTGCTACTTTACCCCAAGCCGTTTTTTGGAAATTGTTTTTATCCGAAAGATATTCGAATCTTTTTTTCCTCATTTTTTCCTTAGTTTCTTCTGAATATACTTTAGTATGACTGAGTGTTTTTAAACATTTTTTATCTCCACAAGTGGAATTAAATTTTATACCTCTTCTTAATTTTCTATTTTTTTCACAATATGGGCACTTAGGAATTTTCATATTTTCATATTTTTGATAATATTCAAGAAGACTGATTCCATATTTTTTTAAACTTGTCGATAGACCTAATTTATTTTTACAAATTGTTCCATCTATTTTAGATATAATCATAATCTATATATCCAAATTAAGTTCGAATAATTTGTCGTTTTGCCATTTTTTAAGTTGTTATCCCGTCAGGAGTCGAACCTGAATACAGCTTTCGCTTCCAGAGCCAAAATCTGGGGTGTTGCCAGTTACACTACAGGATAATTTATTTGGGGTGGGCCATACAGGGCTCGAACCTGTGACCTTGACATTATGAGTGTCCCGCTCTGACCAACTGAGCTAAAGGCCCGATTTTTCTAATATGTCAAATAACTCTTTGTGAAGTAACATACGGTGGCAGAAGATACAGGACTCGAACCTGTACACCGAATTAACGGTGAGCTAGTTAGCAACCAGTTGCAGTACCATTATGCTTAATCTTCTAATTGTGGAGCTAGTGGGAATCAAACCCACCACAGTCTGATTGCAAATCAGACTCGCCGAAGTCTTGGTACATGTAACCCCATTTTTATTTGGCGGAGAGGACAGGATTCGAACCTGCGGTACCTTTCGGTACACATGCTTTCCAAGCATGCTCCTTAAACCACTCGGACACCTCTCCAGGTGAGCCAGATGTAGGATTCGAACCTACGGTGTACTTTCGTATCCGGTTTACAAAACCGGCGCTATCGACCTCTAAGCGAATCTGGCGTTTTTGACAAGCTTATAACTGGTCCTGTCCAGTACTTGTCGTGTATGCCACTTTCCAGGATGAGATCAAAAATTACTTACAGTCTGCACTGTCAGAACAAACTGATGTGCTGTCTGGGCAAACACAAGCAGTGTCTTTGTTACAAGTGCTGTCGCATTTACTAGCGCAATTGCTAGATTGATTTGATCCGTTAGAGCAAGAGCCCAATGCTAATGCTAAAGTTAAAGCTAAGATTAAGTTTTTCATTTTTATTTTTAAGTTGTTTTGCTGGGATGGAGAATTTCGAAATCTCGACCTACGGATTAACAGTCCGCCGCTCTGCCTCTGAGCTACATCCCAATGTAATTTGCTGACTAAAAGGGATTCGAACCCTAAACTCCCGCCCTATTGTCTTCCGTTAAGAATATCGTCGGGCAGTGTGCTCCAATACACCATAGCCAATCGAGAGTTTCGAACCTCTCAGTTTTAGGTTAATTACTCCTAAAATTTGTTGCGGCTCTCAGGATTCGAACCTGGTGTCTCTGGGTTATGAGCCCAGTATGTAAGCCATTTCACTCAGCCGCAATTTATTTAGCCCCTCCAGCTGGATTCGAACCAGCTTACTCGTGGATGAATTCGTCGGGGGATACCGAAAGGGCGATTCATCCGTCTCTGTGTTTTACCTCATAGAACTACAGAGGGATTTTGTACAAAAGGCAGGACTTGCACCTGCATGGTTCGGTTACCCTGTACCGACCCCTGACGGGGTCACGTCTGTCTATCATCCTTTTTCGAATATGGATGCTTCCGCCACTCTTGTATTTTTGGCTTTTCTAATATGTCAAAGAACCAATAAAGATTTTTTATTGTCTTTATTGTACCTAAGTATACGGTCTTGTTTCGTAGAACCTAAGAGGAAATTAAAAATTTTTTAATTATTTTTTAATTTCTTTTTTTGGTGGAGCAGGGGGGAATCGAACCCCCGTCTTGTTCAGCTTGTTCAAGGACTCGTTCACATGCTTAGATCAGTTTTTCTAAACTGTCAAAATTTGTCACCTGGATTTTTTGACTGATTCCTTGGTGACCGTTTTATCAGCGAACCTTCCGATAGTGTCGATCTGAATGGGTATTGGATTTCTCCTCAAGGTTTCACTCGGTTTCCACTTGGCGGTACTACAAACCTTTTTTCCCGCATGTGAGATTTTCTGTTCCTGGGTAATCTCAAACCCGATGAGAATTAAGCTGCAATAGCTAATTCAGCTCCTACTAAAGACATTGCATCTTCAAAGGAGAAAGTTGACTTTTCGCCGTTTACATTTTATATAGGTGATTAAAGAGTTTCCAATACTAACTCTGCATGCATCATCACGAAAATCAAGAACTGCCAATCGATGCCTGGTCTGCCCCATAAATTAAAGAACTGTTTATCTAATATACGACTATAGATACGGACCTGTAGAAAATTTCATAAAAAAACCTGAACTTTTTAAAGGTTCAGGCTTAGTAGAGGATCTTCTATATTTCTATATCACGATATTCGAACTAAGCCTGCAGCATCCGGGTTGCCGTCTCCTGTAGTAGAGGCTCCCATCTGATTTATATTTGCTTGACTTATCGAAATCATTTTTTAGTTTTTTATTGTTTGTTATATATCAATTTGTTTTTAAAGTTTCACATTTTTTTCCACTATAATTGAAAAAAATTGAATTATTTTCCATTTTTTTCCACTAAGGCCACATTTTTTGGAAAAATTTTCCACTATAGGCTTAAGCGAAGAAGGTTTTACCCTCTATATTTGAGATGTCTTGGAGTTTTCCGTCCATTTCAACCGAAAGAATTTTTAGTGGAACCCCTTTAATGAGGGTTATTTCTTTCTCGTCATCCCCAGTAAAAGGTTCGACGTTGGTGATTAGAGTCTTTTCCCAGTCAACTCCATTCTCAGGAACTTCTGCTTCTATCAAGACTTTAGATGGCTTGCTGTAGTCACCCCAGTGTGTGTCTGCTGAGTCAGAATCCCAAGTCCAATAGATACCAAGGTGTTTCCCTTCGCGTTCTAAATGATCAAGCCACGAGCTTGTAACGGTCATTGCTCTCCATATAGTCGCCTTTCCGTTTCGAATAACATCATTTTTATATACGCTAATCAGTTCTTCCATCTTATATCTTAGATCATATTCTAACCAATTCAAGAAATCCTCTTGATCTATATCTTCGTCATCAACATCGGTTAGCTGCTCCTCGTCTTTGTAAAGGGTCATAGCCCATTCGTCTTTAGCTGCCATGTCTTCGACAAAATCTCGGGTAAGAATTGAATCCAGATTTACCGAGGATAAGAGAGACTCGGTGATGAAATTTTCAAAGAGTGTTAGGTGTTTCATTATAGACCGATGTCATTTAAGTCTGCTAGAAGATCCGATTCCTCCGAATAGCCTTCTGGAAACTCTAGACCTGAGTATCCTGGAAGTTTCTTCAGTTCTTTCCAGATTGATTTTAGTTCAACCGCCATTTTTGCTGGGTTAGCATGGATCATTTCTTGTACCTCCTCAGGAGAATTTGCCATGAAATCGCATAATCCCTGCTCTTCGTATTTTCCGTTTAGCATAAGATCTAATTTTCCTACTGGATTCCATTTCCCTTCTAATGAGACCCTAAACATTCTTCCACCTATTACTACATCCCATATTTTAAATTGGCCTTTAACCTCGGTAGGTAAAAAGTCTTTTGCTTCGGATTTAGTTAAAGATAAATCCCTCGAAAAATCTCCTTTCCGATTATAACCTTCTCTTCCATACAAAGAAAATCCCCCGACTTCTCCAAACTTTATCCCTTCTTCCATTACATTAAGTGCCCCTTGCTTTGTTAATGTAATGTTCTTAGGAGAATCAATTCTACCGGTGGAGGGATTCAATTTAAAATCTGATGCATATCTTCTGAGAATACCATATGCTTTTTCACTTAAACCTGTTTTTGAGGATTGACTTTCATATTTAGAATATCTGTCAATCAAATAATCTAGCATTCCTTTTAAATCTAAACCATTTTTTAGAAATCCGGATCTTACCCCTCTATCTCTAACATATCCAGAACCAGGCTGAAGAACTATCCCTTCCGGGTAGTAATCAAATCTTCTGTTCTTTAGAATGATGTTTCCATTTTTAGCAACGATTGGGGTTGTGGAATCATAAAATCCTAGCTCTTCCAGTCTTTTCCATTCTGCAGGAAAATCTGAAGCTATGCTTGCAACGCTAGCCTCGTTTAGCTTTAAATAGGATTCAAAATTGTGGATTCTTGACTTCATCTTCTATATATCACAAAAAACCCCGATTGAATCGGGGTTAGAAGTTTGACAGGATCGTGTTCGTTTATTTCTCCCCGGCGGGATATCTCTCTTTTGACGTCTGAGAATTTGACGGTAACCTTTTTTGAAACTGGAGATTTTACCAGGGTGCTCGATAAGGACGAATCCTTAATTAAGCTTGCATTGATTAATTGTAGTTAATTTTTGCTGTATCGATCCTTTTACTGGTTCCTGTGGGTTTTTCTTAATTTAATTTTAGGTTTTTAAGTTTGCTGTAAGGAACCTGGGATGTTTTACCATCCAAGATGTTTTACCATCTGTATCTTATATATCAGAACGCTGATTTTGTTTCAATCAAAAAGAAGGAATTTTTTAAGGATTCCTCCTTTCTTTGGGACTTGATCCGGAGATCAACACCACCACTCTGTTTTAGGAACAGAGAAACCATTATCTCTTAATTGAAAGACTTTGCTCTCTCAATTGCATCTTCGAGGGAAATCCACTTGATGTATTCGGGATTGGTATCCGCTTCTACTCCAAAGAGCATCTTTCCCTCATCTGACTTTGCCACTGCCAGTGTCCCCAGACCTTCACAAATTTGACCCATTGCTTCGTTAGGTTTCAAGTCATTGAATAACTCCGCATAGTCGAAATCGCTGTGATCAAAACCAAATGCATCCTGATATTGTTTACTAAATTCTGCCATCTTAAAATTCCTTTATCTTTTCAAATTCTTCCTTGCTGATAAAAACTTCTCCCGAGCAATAGGAACCACCCGTTAGGATGGCCCATGCTTTGGAGATTCTTCTACCCAAGGTGTCCCCTGAATAGCTTTTATAAACAGTTACTATAGTTTCCTCCAACTCGTCGTTAAACTTGTCGAAAGCTATAATAGAGCATCCATCGGAGCATCTAACCAGTAATTCTTTTCTTTCTTCCATTATGCTTTGATAGCTTCGTATCTAGGTGAAAGAATAGTTTCGTCCATTATTGCAGATGGGCTTGTTATTTCCCCTCTAACAACAGACTTTAGAATCGATGGGCTAAATCCGGAGATTAAAGCTGTTCCAGTCTTGTCGAAAGCTACTGGAACGTTGTCCCCTCTGGATTGGATGTTCCAGTAAACTATCTGAGGCATTTTATAACCTGCAGAAGAGTACTTTTGCTCGATCATTTGTTGAGCAGTTGGATTCCAAGAACTTCCTTCAGATCTTCCGTAGTAACCCCCTCTAGATCCGTTTGCTGCATCGAATTCCATATCTGATAGGATCAAAACCTTAGTTGGCATTTCAGACTCAGGAACTGAGTTCTTCTTTGCTTGGTCTAGGATTAGATCAAACACCCTTTCGACGTTGGTGTTCATTCCCCATTCAGCTCTTGCAAGTTGAGCAAATCTGTCTCTCAAGTTACCTTTTAGGTATTGAAGAGTTGGGTTAGCAGAGAAGGTAACGAATGCATCCTTGAATGCACCTTCGTTTCTTTCAGAGATGTAAAGACCTAGTGATAGGGAAACATCCATACAAGTAACGTTTTTGTTTCCTCCTGCTGGGCAACCCATAGATCCAGAAACGTCTACCACTGGTAGGATTCTTTCTGTAGAACCTTCCATGTAGTTTGGAAGAGCTTTCCATTGCTCGATTGCTACATCTGCGTTTCCTCTTTGTAGTGACTTAGTCACGTCGTAAGGGTAAACTGCAGAAGCATTAATCTTAGCTTCTCCTTTTTGAAGAGATGCAATGTAGGCTTTGTATCCCGCCTCGTTTCTTTTCCAGAAAGCCTTTTGGTATCTAGCAGAAGCAACTGATGGCAATTTACCAAAGTCGATGCTCTCCCACTCGTTTGAACACATTTGGGTTTCTACCACCTTAGTTAATTCAACTAAAGTCTTTCTATATTGTTTTGGTGACATTTCTAAGAACTGTCTTAATCTGTTAGCAACTGGACCTTTTCTAGGCATCCATTTTGCTGCAAGACCATTCTTGTTCTCTAAAGCCCAACGAATTTGAGTTAAAGCTTCTGTCTCTAACTTAGTTCCAACCAGAGTTAAAAGATCGTCCCATCTTCCATATTCGGAAACATAAGGAATGTTTTCCTTTAGGAATTGAGGGTGGTTTTCTGCAAGGTAAACCATGATGTCCTTGAAGATCTGACGTTCTCCAGCTCCACCTCTAATGTCTCTTACCCAAAAGAGAATTTTCATTGCTCTATTTGGATCATTTAACAAAGCAAGCGAGAACTTAGAGATCAAACGCTCTTTGTTTTGACCTCTCATAGCTCCGATTGTGAAGAATAAATCCACACAAGCGTTTAGAGAAGATGAGTTAGTTGTCATCCCGTTTTCTGTAACGGTGTTGTTTTGTCTTAATGCGTCTACAAGTTTCATAAATTTTTCCTTTTAATTGTCTCTATTTTATATTGGTTATACAGTTTTGTTTCGTCTCCGTCACATTTTTCTACGATTTCTTCCCAGATATCAAGATCAAATGTTTTTATTAGTCCTTCTTTTAGAAGAGATAATCGATTTGTTTCATATCGAAGATGCTCTTCTTTTAATTTTTCAATTCTTTTATGGTAAACCTTCCATCGGTTGTTTGCAAAGTCCCTAACTGAAGCCTCGGAAATTCTAGGATTCTTGACTTTGTATTCCTTGATTTCTTTTTCCCAGTAGACCAGCTCTTTGTCTGCCATTTTCCAGTAAGGGCTCTCTTTGAAGTCCCCGTTTAGAATTTGATACCAAACTAGAGGTTCTAATGCCCCCTTGGGTTTCTTCTTCAAAGGGGGATTTACGCTTACCCCTCTTTTCCACCACGTATACGGATTAAATTTTGCCATTTGCTTTATCTCTGGAGATTGCTTCCATTAATGAAATATACGATTGCCTTACCGGTCCAGGTGAGAAACTTAGTGAAAAAATTCCAAAAAGTTTCTGCTGTTTTATTTTCTTTACTATTCTACTTCTCATAAGAATTCTATCTCGTTAGTTTCCGGATCCCATTCTATCGTTAAAGGGGGATTGGTAAAATTATACCCCTCGTTTAGAACACAAGCATTGATGTAGTGGGTATTCCCATCAAACTTATATCCATAACTTCCGTGAATATGACCGAAGACGTGGATCTTTGGTTTTATCTTCTCTATTCTTTTCAGAAGAAGCTCACACCCAAGATCCCGGGTTCCATATCCAGAAACGTCCAAGTGTCCCCACGGTGGTCCGTGGGTAACAAGGATGTCTGTATTGTCAGGAATCCAAGACCACTTCTCTTCTAAGTCTGGACCGTTTCTAGGAAGATTGAAACCCCAGTTATAAAACTCAGGTTGCCAAGGACTTCCCCAGATGTTCACAGTCTTGTCAGTGTCCATGTCATAGATTCCAAAACTACTATCCTGAAGGTAAATCAGATCGTTGTAGAAATCTAGAATCTCTTTGGTCATTTCCGGGTAGTCTTCAAATCCCATATCGTGGTTACCAGCAATAAAAACTTTGAAGTTATAACCCTTTAATTCTTTATACCACTTGCAGAACTGTTGAATCTCATGCTTATATCCCATCGAAGTCAAATCTCCAGCATGGAGAATTAAATCCCCTCCAGGAAGAGAAGATGTGATCTGATTATGTTTGAGGTGAGTGTCGGAAATAAACGTGATTTTCATTCTAACACTTATACTTCCTCCTCAGATTTAGTTTCAAACGGTCTTGAATATACAGGTTTTATCATTTGCCAGATTTTAGAATTTGGATCTCTCCCATCTGCAATCAGAAATAAAATTCCAGTGCTAATTCTCGAGTCTTTCACCGACAAAAATGCTTCAGCAATTTGCTTTCTGCTCATCTCTTCTGACTTTAAGATGGAATTTACTTGAGCAACGTGAAGGGACTTTATAAAGGAAAATTTACTTCTAAGATCAATTTCAACTTTTCTTATCCAATCGTAAAATTCGTCTGGAACGTTATTCAAGAAAGTTTCTGGTAATTCCCCATTAGTTTTTAAAAAATCCCAAACATCATAAGTTGAAACCTGAGTTACAATTCTGTGGAGTCTCACATATTCTTCAAACTTAATTTTACATCTTAACCCAGAAGGAAAAAATCTAAGAACAAATCCCTCCTTATTTGATTCATTTCTGTCTTTTAATTTTAGAAATAAGTCTTCCTTATCTCTTTCCATTAAAGTTGGAACTATGTCCTCTTCTAAAATTCCGTTTGATTTGAACACAGATTTTGCAGTCCCCCAATTCAATTCTCCGGCTGGGGTAGAAGCAGTTATAAAAACAAAGGTCTCCAAATCCCCATAATCTACAACTATTCTATTTTCTTTAAAAATGATTTCTCCAATATAAGCAACCTCTGACATGAATTTATCTAAATTGTATTTAGATTTTATAATTTCAAACCCTCTGACGGCTTGATCTGAAGTAAAAGACCCTCTAGATGAGAATACCCATTTCCCTTTGTAGTTAAATAATATCCCCAGAGAACCGTCCATTTTTTCTTGAACGTAGATGTACTCTGAAGAATTGATTAGGTTCTCATTTTCGTCTATCCTTTCCTCGTAGTTGAAGAATTTAGGAATTGGTCTAACTAGGATTTCTCCAGTTGACGAGTCAACTATTAGACCCCGGCAAGCCAAAGTCACGTCGTCCCATTGACCATCGTATTGAGTCTTCTGAGTGTAGTTATAAATAGTCAGCGGAAGAGTTGGATGCACTTGAGACATCAACCAACCTTCAGCCACATAAGCGTCTAAAATTTCTTTGTTCATTATGATTTCTTTTTTCGAGAATAGATTTTACCAGAAGGTTTAACCTTGGTAATCATGTTTCTTCTGATTTGCTGAGCAAATGATCTGGTTTCTTTATCTTGTCGTGAGTTTTGTGAGTCTTTCATATTAGAATATACGGTCAGATCTAAATTGGAAGTTTAACTCTCGAAAGCATTTGATTCGAAACGTGGGTGTAAATTTCAGTAGTCTTAGAAGATGAATGTCCTGCGATCTTTTGAATTATTCTAAGATCTGTTCCAGATTCAAGAAGGTTGGTAAAAGAGGAATGTCTAAGAGTATGGATGGATGATTTGTCATCTATATATTTCTTATAGATTTTTTGACAGCTTCCTATTGAATACTTCAGAGAATTTTGTCCATTAAAAAGATACACTTTAGGTTTAAAATTTCTCCAGTATTCTCTAAGAAGTTCCAAGACTATCTGAGAAAGTGGAACAATCCTATCTTTTCTACCTTTGGCATTTTTAATGTGAATTATCATCCTTTTTGAATCGATATCCTCTATTTTAAGATTGATAATTTCGGACACGCGGAGTCC